CGCTACGGCGAAGAACACAAAGAGATCTATGAAACAGAGACCTCTGAGCGTTCATTTGAAGAAGAAACAAAACTGTCAGGTTTCTCTGCAGCACCTGTCAAAAACGAAGGCTCAGCCATCGCTTATGACAATGCTCAAGAAGCATGGACAGCTCGCTACAACCACGAAACTATTGCCCTTGGCTTTAGCTTGACTGAAGAAGCAATCGAAGACAACCTCTACGATTCTTTGTCAGCTCGCTACACTAAGTCTTTAGCTCGTGCTATGGCTTATACCAAGCAGGTTAAAGCTGCTGCTGTATTGAATAACGGCTTCACTACCGGTTATAACGGTGGCGACGGCGTTCCTCTGTTCAGCGCCTCACATCCATTGGTATCTGGCGGTACAAACAGCAACGTTCCATCTACTCCTGCTGATTTGAATGAGACTTCTTTGGAAGCCGCTGTAATTCAAATCGCTGCTTGGACAGATGAGCGTGGTCTCTTGATCGCTGCTAAGCCTAAGAAGTTGGTTGTTCCTCCTGCATTACAGTTCGTGTCAACTCGTTTGCTCGAAACTGAATTGCGTGTTGGTACAAACGACAATGATATCAACGCTATCAAGAACAACGGTTCTGTCTCTGAAGGTTACGCTGTTAACCACTTCTTGACCGACACCAATGCTTGGTTCCTGACAACTGATGTTCCAAACGGTATGAAGCATTTCGTTCGTACTCCTTTGAGCAACAGCATGGACGGCGACTTCGATACTGGTAACGTTCGTTACAAGTCTCGTGAGCGTTATTCTTTCGGTTGGTCTGATCCACTCGGAATGTTTGGCTCTGCTGGCGCTTAATCAAAGCCCCCCAGCTACAAGAAAGCCCCACCCTACCCGGTGGGGTTTTTCTTTATAAAGCTTGCACTTATTTTTAAATGTAGTAATATCGTAGAAACCGGGGAAACCGGCTTATCAAACTGTCCCGGCAGACAGCATATTGATTGATAAGCTTATCTTATATGCAAGGAAAATTTGTTATGACTTTAGCTACTACCTCGTCTTTATGGCGTTCAACAGGTGGCGATTCAACTCGCACCGCTTATGCTGGCTCCATGGTTATGGCTGCTCAGTTCTATATTGCTAATACTGCAGCAACCTCTAATGTAGTCGTTTCTTCGGCTACTGGCGCTCCAGCCCTTATTCTTCCAGCTAACGCAGTTGTTACTGAAGTTATTATTTCTGGTGCTGCTGGTGGAAACTCTTCCGCTAACATAGGGTTTACCCCACTAATCGGCGTAGGCCCTGGGCAAACAACTACTCTTGGCACAAACGTTCCAAACGCATTTTTATCTGGTGGAAACGTAGCAGCTCGCATAGTATTTACTGTTGCAACTGGTGGTGCATCAATGGGCAACGTAGCTAACGCTACTAACTTGATCGTTGTTACTAGCGCTCAAGGTTCTGCTGGTGCAAATGCTGGTGCAATTACTGGCGACATCATTTACTACGTTGCGGACAACGGTCAGCAAAACGTTTAATTAATCTAGGGGGATTCGTCCCCCACTTAAATCTTTAGGAGATTAATTATGGGTATGCAAACCGATGTACTGTCGTATCACACAAGTAGTTCAGGACTTATTTATGACGGGCGAACACGTTTAAAAGGCGTGGTTTTATCCCCTGTTGCATCTATAGTTTATAACTCATGCTTTGTGGATACCGCTGGGTCTTTGGCTGGAACTTATGATATTCCAGGTACAACAACTTGCACAGTAACAAGTGCTAATCATGGCTTGTCAAACGGTTCTAGAGTTGCTATTAACTTTACCAGTGGTACAGCACAAGACGATGCTTATACCGTGGCAAACGCAACGGCAAATACATTTACTATAGCTACAGCATCATTAACTACTAGTGGTAATGCAACAGTGTATTCTAATATTCTGATGGAATTAGACTCTGCTTCTGGAACTGCTTTTTATACTTTAATTCCAGGCGAAGGTATTGTTGCTACACAAGGTCTAGCTGCTGTACTACCAATTGCCAACGTAAGTGCGACTGTTTTTTACGGATAAAAATAGACCATGATGCAATACGATGTTAAATCGGCTCATGCAACTAATACAGGGCTACTTGCAACTCAAGACCCTGTAAGATTAAAATCTATTACAGTGACAAGCGGAACTGTGTCTGCAAGAAACACCGCTGTATGCGACCCAACAGTGAATGAGTCTGGCACATATGCTCGTACAAGCCCAAGCACTACTATTACAGTAGCTATGACAAATCATGGTTTTACTACTGGGCAAAGGGTGTTTTTAGATTTTACATCTGGAACAGGGCGAGATGGTGTATATGCTGTTACAAGCACAGGAGATAATACTTTTACTTGTGCAGATGTTGCATCAACTACTACAAGCGGTAACGTTACGGCATACAGTAGTATTGCTGTAGAGATTGATACTTATAATACAGTTGGTCTGCCTATCAAGATTCCAGGAGAAGGCATTTATTGCCCTAATGGTATTTTTGTAGGTTGTGGATCTTCTGTAACTGCAACGGTGTGTTATGGCTAAGAAAAAAGGACCCTCCCTTGCGATTGGTCGTGGTGAAAAGTTGCCTGTATCTAAAGGCGCTGGGCTTACAGCTAAAGGCCGTGCAAAGTATAATGCAGCAACAGGAAGTAATTTGAAAGCCCCACAGCCAGAAGGCGGAGCAAGGAAGAAATCTTTCTGCGCCCGTATGTCTGGTATGCCTGGACCTATGAAAGACGAGAAGGGTAAACCTACTCGTAAAGCGGCTTCACTAGCCCGATGGAAATGTTAAAATGAGTATTGACGCAATTGAAACTGCTAGAGAATTAGCAACCCACGCTAGTAATATTGAACATCTACAAGAAGATATGGATAAAATGGTAAAGGAGATGGCTGAAATTAAAACTACTCTCCAAAACATTGAAAGAACTTTGTCTGAAGCTAAAGGTGGTTGGAAAACATTAATGGCAATTGGTGGTGGAGTTAGTCTTGTTACTGGAATTATTGGTGTAATTATTGGGTATTGGAGTAGTAAGTAATGCCTAGCGTCAGCAAGAAGCAACACAATTTTATGGCAGCTATTGCGCATAATCCTGCATTTGCTAAGAAGGTAGGAGTACCGCAGTCAGTGGGTAAAGATTTTAACAACGCCGATAAAGGCAAGAAATTTAAAGAAGGTGGAACTATGAAACATTCAGACATTAAAGAAGATATGCCAATGATGAAAAAAGTAGCCAAGCAAGAAGTTAAGGCTCACGAAAAGTCTATGCATAAAATGGCTAAAGGTGGCGTAACCCGTGCAGACGGATGCGTTACTAAGGGTCATACCAAAGGCACAATGGTTAAGATGAGATCTGGCGGGATGTGCTGATATGGCTAAAAATGGATATGATCAGACATATGAAAATGATCGCTTGCAAAACAAAGAAGATAAAGACTTAATTCCTCGTACTGGTCGAGCTGTAGTTGGTGCTGCAAAAAAAATCTATAATGCCGCTACTAGTAAGGGCGAAGATTTTGAGCCAAAGCAAACTCATTATTATGTAGATGACAACAATCAACCTATTGGCACAATGCCAGAAACCGATGCAGTTAGGTCCGCTAATGAAAAGCAAGTTCGGCCTTTGAATATGGGCAGCAAGTCAAAAGCCACTAAAGCATCTGAGTATAAAAAAGGTGGTAAAGTATCTTCCGCTTCTAAACGTGCTGATGGCTGTGCTATTCGTGGAAAGACAAGAGCATGAGACCATCTCGTGGTATGGGTGATATCGCCCCTTCTAAAATGCCAAAAGGTACTAAGAAACCCCGTAGAGACAATACGGACTTTACTCAGTTTGCTAAGGGTGGCAAGGTCGGACTTTACGAAAATATCCATAAAAAGCAAGCACGTATTGCGGCTGGCTCTGGTGAAACAATGCGTAAGCCTGGATCTAAAGGTGCGCCTACTAAAGCGGCATTTACTCAATCTGCTAAAACAGCGAAGAAAAAATAATGAGTACAACAGGAACCACATCGTTTAACTTAGATGTTAATGATCTAATCGAAGAAGCATTCGAGCGCTGTGGTAAAGAGCTGCGTACTGGCTACGATTTCCGTACAGCCCGCCGTTCTTTAAACCTATTGACTATTGAATGGGCTAACCGTGGTATTAACCTCTGGACAGTAGAACAGGGCGTTATTCCAATGGTTACAGGACAGGCTATGTACCCATACCCAGCAGATACTATTGATCTAATGGACATGGTTATCCGTCAAAACAACGGTACTTCTAACCAAATAGATATCAATATTAGCCGTATTGCAGAGCCAACCTACATGAGCATACCAAACAAGCTCACACAGGGGCGCCCAATACAAGTGTATATCAACCGTCAGTCAGGTCAAGAAAACCTCTCAGGCGCCCTATTAAGCGCTAATATAAGCTCTACTGCTACAACCATTGATCTAACCTCCACAAGTGGTTTAACTTCTTCTGGATTTATCAAGCTGGATAACGAGACAATTAGCTATCCAAACATTAACGGAAACCAGTTAATCAACTGCGCCCGTGGTCAGAACGGCACGACTGCTGCAGCTCATACAGCTAATGCTACAGTTACTGTACAGAACTTGCCTTGCATCAATGTATGGCCTACGCCTAACTCGCCTGGAAGCCAATATACATTCGTGTATTACCGCTTACGCCGTATCCAAGATGCTGGATCTGGCATATATGTACAAGATATTCCCTTCCGCTTTATTCCTTGCATGGTTGCTGGACTCGCTTATCAGCTATCCACCAAGCTTCCTGATGTAGATATGAACCGTATTCCAATGTTAAAGATGGATTATGAGGAGCAATTTAGGTTGGCGGCTGAGGAGGATAGAGAGAAAGCTCCAATCCGTTTTGTACCTCGGAATATGTTCTACGCAAGGTAAGATATGCCCAATCAATTTGCATCAGGTAAGTACGCAATTGCGGAATGTGACCGATGTGGTTTTAGGTATAAGCTTTCGGAGCTTAGAACAGAGGTTGTAAAGACCAAGCCGTTCAAGATTAAAGTTTGTCGATCATGTTGGAACCCCGATCAACCTCAGTTACAATTGGGTATGTATCCGGTGAACGACCCGCAAGCGGTTCGGGATCCACGTCCTGACGTAAGTTATCGGCAGTCTGGTACCAATGGTTTGCAGATTGATATTAATGGTGGAACTGGTCCAGATGGACTAGGAAACCCAGATATGGGTAGTAGGATCTTTCAATGGGGCTGGCAGCCAGTCGGGGGATCAAGGTTATTTGACAATGGATTAACGCCAAATGACTTGATAGGTAAGACACAACTTGGTACAGTATCGGTTAGTACAACTTAGGAGTCATTATGACATTCAAAAAAGCAGCAGACGGCGTAACAAAAACTGGCAAAACCAAAGGTAAAAACCTTGGTGATTCAGGTCCAACCTTAGCCATTCAAACTGGCAAAGGCAAAAAAGGTGCATCTACCGTTACTGGCGCAGCAATGAAAGCTGTTGGCCGTAATATGGCTCGTGCTAATAATCAGGAATAATCATGGCTAAATTTTCTAAAAAAGTAATGGGTAAAGAGGTTGGTAGCGCTGATGTTTATGCACAGCCACACACCATGAAAGGCACTGCAATGAGTGCAAAAGATGCAATGTTATCTGTTAGCCGTAAGCCTGATCCAACTCGCCAAGTAGCGGGTGACTTTAAACCAGGTAAACCAACAGGTCGTGTTAGCTTAGGTGATCCAGATCGTGATGATGTTAAAACTACTGGCATGAAGCAACGTGGATCTGGCGCAGCTACTAAAGGCTTTACTTCTAGAGGGCCGATGGGCTAATGAATTACGCAGAACTTTTTCAGCAAGTACAAGCGTATACAGAGAATATATTTCCTGATACGTTTGTAGAGCTGTCTGGTGGTAATACGAGTACGGTTAATGTAACTACACAGATCAATACTTTCATTGAGCAGGCTGAAGAGCGGATATACAACACCGTTCAGATTCCTTCTTTGCGTAAAAACGTTACTGGTAACTGCTCTAGCACTAGTAAGTATCTAGCTTGCCCTAATGATTATCTATCTACATATTCATTGGCGGTTATTCAAGCGGATGGCTCTTATGAGTACTTACTCAATAAAGACGTGAACTTTATTCGTCAAGCTTATCCAGATCCAACAGCTACGGGTTTACCCCGATATTACGCTTTATTCGGTTCTAGACTAAACGATCCAAATGAATTGACATTCATTCTTGGCCCAACACCAAACGCTGCTTATGGCGCAGAGTTACATTATTTCTATTATCCAGAGTCAATCGTGACTGCTGGCTCATCATGGCTTGGCGATAACTATAGTCCCGCATTGCTTTATGGTACTTTAGTTGAAGCTTACACCTATATGAAGGGTGAACAAGACATGTTAGCCACGTATAATAGCAAATACGGCGAAGCATTAGCCCAATTAAAACGTCTTGGAGATGGGCTTGAGCGCCAAGATGCTTATCGTAATGGTCAAGCTCGTGTTCAAGTTACTTAATTTTTAGGAGTTACAAATGGCAATTACCCAAGCAATGTGCGACTCGTTCAAGGTGGAAATCCTTGCCGGTCAACAAAACTTAACATCAGGCGCAACAGCAGTTTACAAGCTAGCGTTATACACAAGTGCAGCAACATTAAGCAATGCAACAACCGCTTATACAACGCTGAACGAAGTGTCTAGTTCTGGATCAAACTACACTGCTGGTGGAAATACATTAACAGTTAGTACAAGCCCAACAAGCACAGGTAACGTAGCGTTTATGTCTTTTGCAAATAGCTCATGGACAAATGCAAACATTACTGCTAACGGCGCTTTGATCTATAACAGCACTGCAAATACTGCGGTTGCGTCATTGGCTTTTGGTGCAGATAAAACTGCTACAAATGGAACTTTTACCGTAATTATGCCTACTGCCGACTCAACAAGCGCCATAATCCGAATCGCCTAGGCCAATGAAAGTTTGCGTGGTTTGCAATAACAGCAAGCCATTAAGCGAGTTCTACAAGCGTAAAGATTCGCCTGATGGTTATCGTAACGACTGCAAGTTATGTCGGCGTTCTGTTTCGTCTAAAAATTACTATACAGACCAAGATCTTGGCAAACAAAAACGGCGTGAATACTACGCACGTCTTAAAGCAGAGAACCCAAATCTTTCGGCAGAAATATATGCTCGGTATCGTGAGTCTAGTTTAGAACATTCTAGGTTAGCTTACCAAGCCAACGCAGAAGAACGAAAAGCCAAGCAACGTCTTTGGAGCAAAACCAATCGTGGTATAGCTAATGCACTAAGCAAGCGATACAGGCTCAAAAAAGCTAAAGCTACACCGTTATGGTTAACGCCGGAACAGATTTATAATATGCAATGTACTTACAAGGTAGCGGCGCAGTTAAGTGAAACTAGCAGCCAGAAGTGGCATGTAGACCATATCGTACCGATTCGTGGCAAAGATGTATGCGGGCTGCATGTTCCTTGGAATTTACAATTATTGCCAGCTAAAATGAATATGCAAAAAGGTAACAGAATCTAATGGCTCTTATTCTTGCGGATCGTGTAAAGGTCAATACCACTACAACTGGTACTGGCACTGTTGTCCTTGGAAATGCTGCGACTGGCTATCAGTCTTTTGCAGTTATTGGAGATGGCAACGCAACTTACTATACCATTGCTGGTCAAACGACTACAGAGTGGGAAGTAGGTATTGGCACGTACTATTCGGCTAACAGCTCTTTATCTAGAACGACTATTTTTTCTTCTAGTAATGCTAATGCTATTGTAACTTTTAGCGCTGGAACTAAAGATGTATTTGTTACATTGCCGTCTGAAGCTACAAGCTTAGGTGGTTCGGGACAAGCTATTCATATTAATCAAGCAAACGCTACAGCAAACTACACTATTGCTGCGGGTACTAACGGCTTCTCAGTAGGTCCAATTACTACAGCAAACGGCGTATCTGTTACGGTTGCAAGCGGTTCTAGATGGGTGGTTATTTAAATGAGTATTATTAGCGCAAGCAACACAATCAATACTGCATTTACTGTTACTGGTGATACTACTGGTAATCTAGTCTTTACGACTGGAGGTGTTAACACAACTGCATTAACATTAAGTAATGCACAAGTAGCTAATTTTACAAATCCAATTTTAATTGGGGGAAACCAAGCAATTAATGGCCCAGCTTTTCGTGCAGGATTAAGTAGCACGCAAAGTATTTCTGCAAATACAGCCACAAAAATTCAGTTTAATAGTGAAACTTTTGACACAAACAATAATTACGACAACACAACAAACTATAGGTTTACTCCTACTGTAGCTGGTTATTACCAAGTTAACGCAATGGCGCAATTATTATCAACTGCTAGCACAGTCTTTTTTACTATGATTTATAAAAATGGTTCAAATTATCAAAGACTTGGCGCTTTTTACGGAACCGCAAGTGAGTTTGGTTCGTCTGGCAGTGCGTTAGTTTATTGCAATGGTTCAACTGATTACATTGAAGTTTACGCATACATAGCTGGAACTTCTCCTTCTGTATATGGTGAAGTTGTAATTACTTCATTTTCAGCGTCAATGACTAGAGGCGCATAATGAATTTATACGAAAAAATATTGGTAATTTATCCACAATTAACAGATAAAGATTTTTTGCCTTTTAGCGGAACAATATTATTACAAAATGACGGTAGTGGTGATTACATTAAAGACTGGAATAATGCGTTACTACGTCCAACAGACGAACAACTTAACGGAGTATAAAAATGTCATATTTTGCAAAGTGCGAGGTAACTTCAGAAGCCTCTAAATTTTTAGTATCAGAAGTTATTGCTGCGGATCAAGCATTCGTAGATACACAACCCGGATTCTGGGTACAGACTTCGTATAACACTTACGGAAACGTGCATTACGCACCATCTCCTCCAGCAGAGCCTCATACGCCTGATGGTGGAATTCCGTTACGTGCTAACTACGCTGGTATTGGTTATACCTACGATAACTCTTATATTATTGACGGTGTTGTTGGTGTGTTCTATGCGCCTCAGCCATACCCATCTTGGATTCTGAACACTTCTACATTTTTATGGGAAGCTCCAGTGCCTTATCCTGCAGGTGGCGGCGATTATGTTTGGGATGAAGCTACTTTATCTTGGGTTTTAGTTCCTTAAGGATTTACCATGACGGTAATTATTGACGGTACAAGTGGTATCACTTACCCAAGCACAACGGTACAAAATACTGCGTATCAAACACGCTTTAAAAATCGTTTTATTAACGGTAACATGGTTATTGCGCAAAGAGCTAACTCTGCAACAGTTACTGCTGGTACTGCTGTACCAACGGCTTCTACTGGATACCCTGCGGTTGATAGGTGGTTTGTTTATTCTACTGGTGCTAACGTTACCGCAGCTCAAGTTGCTGGAAGTAATAACACTCAAAACAATTATCAAATTACTGGCGCTGCAAGTGTTACGGCAGTTGGTGTTGGGCAAAGAATTGAAAACAACAACTCATATGATCTTGCTGGTCAAACCGTCACTTTATCTGTCAACATGTCTAACAGCCTTTTAACTAATGTTACTTGGACTGCTTCATATGCAAATACTTCCAACACATTTGGCACTATTGGAACACCTACAAAAGTTCAAATATCTACAGGCACGTTTGTTGTTAATTCTACATTAAGCCAATATAGCACTCAGATTAGCCTTCCATCAAACGCAACGACTGGAGTTGAAATTTTATTTACTGTTGGCGCTCAAACGTCTGGGACATGGGTTATTGGTAATGCCCAATTAGAGGTTGGTTCTGCAGCTTCTAGCTTTGAAATTGTAAATTATTCAGATCAGTTATTTATGTGCCAAAGGTATTATGAAACATATGCATTAAGTAGTACTTCTTTGGTTGGAGTTAGTACAAGCACAACTGTTGCAGCTACTGTATTGACATTTAAAGTAACCAAAAGAACAGCCCCCACGATAACTTTACCTGCTGCTGGGCAAACATCTGGAACAGTTACTTTTTTAACATCAATAGGAGATTACCCAGCTGCTACAGGAACAAATACAGCAGCGTCTATTACAGTTGATAAGGCAACTATTAATGGTTCTGGCTATACTGGATTAACTTCAGGCTCAACAAGCCTTTTTTTCTCGTCATCAACTTCTACTATTCAAATAAATGCAGAGCTATAAATGGAATACAACTATCAACAATTAAATAATGTATCTCCAGAAACTGGAATTAATCAAAATGTTATTTTGCGTTTGCCAGATTATGCCTGTATTCCTAACGATTTAGAAAACGCAGATTGGCAAGCATATCAAGAATGGCTAGCCCAAGGTAACACACCACTTCCTTCAGCATAATGTCCACTATCAATGCACAAGCCGGAAACTCTTCATCCATCTCAGCGATCATTAAAGTCTCTGATGGTACGGCTAACCTTGCATTGCAAACTAATGGATCTAACGCAGTTGTAATAGATAATAGCCAAAACGCTAACTTTGTTTCTACTGGCGCTGTAACACTTCCTGCTGGTACAACAAACAATAGACCTACTGGAGTAAACGGGATGATTCGATACAACAGTAGCACTGCAAACCTTGAAGCCTATATAGGCGGAGCTTGGGTAACTTTTCCATGACAACTTTTATTAATGCTTCTACTTCTGGGCTAACAGAAACGGCTGATGCTTCTGGTGCATTGGGTTTACAAACTGCTAATACAACAGCGGTAATTATTGGCACAGACCAAAACGCAAACTTTACTTCTACTGGTGCTGTTACATTACCACGAGGCACTACGGCTCAAAGACCTACTGGCGTAAATGGAATGTTGCGCTACAACACTGATTCTGGATATGGTTTAGAGGGATACGTTGGTGGAAATTGGACGCTGATTAAATCATCTGGCGTTCAAATAACTTATCTTTCCGTTGCTGGTGGTGGCGGTGGTGGTGGTGGAGAATCTGGGAACGGCGCTGGTGGCGGGGGTGCTGGTGGTGGTGCAGGTGGTTTATTAACAGATACATTAATTTTGACTCCCGGCGCAACTTACACAATTACAGTTGGGGCTGGTGGTTCTGGTGGGGTAAGTAACGGATCTGGCGGTGGTGGCGGAACAAATGGTTCTAATTCATCTATTTCTGGTTCTGGTATTACAACAGTAACATCAGTATACGGTGGTGGGGGTTCTGCTGAAGGTGGTTCTCCCGCTGGACAAAACGGCGGTTCTGGTGGTGGCGGCGGCGGTGATGGCGGGTCTAATGGAAATGGAACAACAGGCCAAGGATTAACTGGTGGTAGTGGTGGAAATCGTTGTGGTGGTGGCGGTGGCGGAAATACAACTGGTGGAGCTGCTGGAAGTGGTTCCGCTGGAAGTGGTAGTGGCGGCGCTGGTGGAGTGGGTGGTTCTTCTTCTATAACTGGCTCTGCTATTACTTACGCTGGTGGTGGAGGAGGTGGTGGAGGAAATTCTTCTGCTGGTTCAACATGTGGTGGTGGAGCTGGTGGCGCTGGCGGTGGTGGTGCGGGGTCTGCTGCAACTTTGGGTGGAACAGGTGGTGGCGGTTCTGGTGGGGGTAACGGCTCTACTAATTTAGGTGGAGGCGGTGGAGGTACTGGTGCCGGACAAAATCCTAGTGGTGGTTCAGGAGGTTCTGGAGTTGTCATCATACAAGTACTAACATCTAGCTATAGCAATACCACAACAGGAAGCCCAACCGTAACTACATTTGGTATCTACACTATTCTTAAATACACATCTAGCGGTACTTACTTAGCCTAACTATGTTTGGATTTAGCCCATTCGCCTCGGCCCCCTTTGCAGATACAGGCGGAGAAGTAGCCCTTTCAGTAGTCGTTACTGTTACTGGGGTACAAGCGGTTGGTTATTTAGGCACTGCAAGTGTTACTGGCGATGCTAATATTTATGTAACAGGCACTCAAGCTATTGGCTATGTAGGTACAGTTGATACCGCTGCTGGTGTTGGGGTTCTGTTAACTGGAGTACAAGGTGTAGGTCAGGTAGGCACAGTAGATGTTGCCGCTGGCGCAGATATTACAGTAACAGGTGTTCAGGGTATAGGACAAGTTGGTTCTGTAGATACCCAAGGTTCTGCAGTAGTCTTTTTAACGGGCGTTGTAGGTGTTACCCAACTAGGCACTACGTCTGTAACAGCAGGTGCTGATGTACCTATAACAGGCGTTCAGGGTATAGGACAAGTTGGAACTGTAGATACCAATGCAGAAGCTAATGTACCCGTAACTGGAGTTCAAGGTGTAGGTCAAGTAGGTACTGTAACCGCTCAAGAAGGTACCGGAGTAAATGTAACGGGCGTACAGGGCGTAGGACAAACTGGAACTGCTACAGTCACAGGAAGTGCAGATGTACTAGTAACAGGCGTTGTGGGTGTGACTCAATTAGGTACTGCCTCTGTAACCGCTGCAGCTAATGTCGTTACTACTGGTGTTCAAGGTGTAGGCCAAGTTGGCTCTGTAACCGTAGCAGCTAATGCGGATGTTTTCTTAACAGGCGTTCAAGGTAATACCCAACTAGGAACGGTTGCTGTAACAGGTACAGGAAATATAGTTTTAACGGGCGTTCAGGGTATTGGTCAGCTAGGTAATGTAACAGTTGAATTAAGCCAAAGAGTACCTGTAACGGGTGTTCAAGCAGTAGGATATATTGGCACAGTAAGTCCAGCAGCAGATGCTAATATCTACTTAACAGGCGTTCAAGCACGGGGTATAATCGGTCAAGTACTTGTTTGGGGACAGATTCCGGATGTGCCGGACCCCGGCTGGACAGATATAAACGACAATTCAACGTCTGGTTGGAGTCAAATACCAGATAATGCAGTAACAGACTGGGAACTTATAGCAGCATAAAGGAAAACAAATGCCATCAACTTACAGTACGTCCTTAGGACTTGAATTAATCGGAAACGGCGAACAAGCCGGTACATGGGGTACAACCACCAATACTAATCTTGGTACGTTACTTGAGCAAGCCATTGCTGGGGTTCAATCAATTACGCTTCCTGGTGGGGATTATACACTTACCGACTTTAACGGTTTGCCAGATGAGGCTAGAAATGCTGTATTAGTCCTTGGCGGGTTATTAGGCGCACCATGCAACGTTATTGCACCAGCAGTAGAAAAAGTCTACATTGTTCGTAACTTCTCAAATGCTACAGTAACCGTCAAAACTTCTGGTGGAAACGGCGTTGCGTTGACTAATGCTGCATCTGCGGTACTTTTCTGTGATGGCACAGATTTTTATTCTGCCACAACTTTAAATTATATTGATGGTAATTTAACGGTTACTGGTACTGCTTTAATTGGTGGAGCTTTAACTGCCAATTCCACGTTTCAAGCAAATAGTACAGCAATACTAAAAAGCGACGTATTTGGTAACTCTAATACAGGGCAATGGTACTTACCGTCTGGAAGTACGGCATCTAGAAATAATGCAGCTCCTGTTAATGGTTTAATTCGTTATAACTCTACTGGTAACTTTTTTGAGGGTTATGCCAATAGTGCTTGGATTAAATTTGTTGTACAAAACCAAGCTGGATACACTATTGATTATTTAGTTGTAGCTGGCGGCGGTGGTTCTGGTGGTTTACAAGGCGGCGGTGGTGCTGGCGGTGCTGGACAAGTAATTGCTAGTTCATCTTTTGTTATCCAAGGATCTTCAACCTTTAGCGTATTTATTGGCGGGGGTGGCGCAGGCGGTAGTGCTGGAACGGCAGGAACGGCAAGTTACATTACAGGCGTTGCTAATGCCTCTACTGGCGGTGGCGGCGGTACTGTTTCACCAGATCAAAATACTGGTGGTAATGGTGGGGCTTCAGGAAATGGATTTGCTGGTGCAAATGGGTCGACTGCTCCAAGCCAATATTCAGGCGGTGGTGGTGGTGCTGCAGGAGCAGCCAGTACAAATGGTGGTGGTATTGGTGTAAATACTACTATTAGAGGATCATCAGAATACTTTGGTGGTGGCGGTGGTGGTACATCAAGCGGGGCTGGTGGTTTAGGTGGTGGTGGAACTGGAGCTGGAGTTGGCGCTGGAACTGCTGGCGGTGTAAATACTGGCGGTGGTGGCGGTGGCGGAAATAATAATGGCTCAAATAATGGTGGTAGTGGTGTAGTTATTCTTAAGTTTGAAACGGCTTATTATTCTGGCGTTATTACAGGATCTCCAACAGTTACTACTAGCGGGGCAAATACTATCCTTACATTTACTGGATCAGGAACATATCAAGTATGATTATTGAACAACAAGCCAAAGAGCTATCGTCAGATGTTACAGAGGTGGCAACTAAGATTGAAATCCTTTGCCCTAACTGCAGCCGTGATGTAGATGAAGCCGAACTAACTGCAAAGCGTTGTAATGACTGTGGTGCGGACTTATCTACTCCTGAACAAAACATAGCTGTTGCGGTAACTTCCGTACCTGTTATTGGTATTACTTGGTAATATGCGACGCAAGACAATGGGCGTTATACGCTCAAAAACGATGTGGTTCTCTTTTGCATTGGTTATTTTAGGAGTGGTTTATGATAACTTTAGCTATGTGGAAAACCTTATTGATCCAAGACTGTATGGTGTTGTACTTATCAGTATTGGGATTGTGGTTGCTATTTTGCGTTTTATAACAACTATGCCATTGGATGAAAAATGAATAAACTCTTATATTGGTTAGTATTAGTCCCCGTTAATTTAGTCGGCACAGTTTTAACGTTCCCGTTAGCATTTATTATTGGCATTATGTACTCCACCCAAATCGGTTGGTGCAATAACGCCACAGTTTGGGAGTCAGGCCCACGCCTTTTCTCTTGGCTATCATGGTTTCAAACACCAGACAACAGCTTAGATGGCGATCAAACCTTTAGGGCGGAACATAACCCATGCTGGTGGTCGAAAATTCAGTGGCTATGGCGCAACCCGTTTTATGGATTTAATGTTAAGTTTATTGATGGATCATCGGGTATGACTTACCAAGGTGACATTAATTGTAATGAAACTCATGAAGGCACCATCCGTGTCCAAGGTCAGGGTCTATGGCAGTACAACTCATATCACTATGTTTTTGGCAAGATGATGATTCTCAACTTTGGTCATAACATCCGTGCTTTAGTTGACCCAGCGTTCATTACTCCAGATCAATGGCATGACAATACAGCGCTGATTAAAAACTTCCCAGCAACTTTTGCGTTCACTATTAGGTTCGTCTAATGTTTCCATTACCAATTCTCATGTGGATCAAGATCGGTGCCGTTATTGCGGCGCTTGGTTTTGCGTACTACAAAGGCTATAGCGGAGAGCATGATAAGTTCGTTGCCTTCCAAGCACAAGTAGAAGCTCAAGGAAAGATCCAAGAAACCAAAAATGAATCTATTGTTAAACAACAAAACTTAGTAAGTAAAGGAATTAAAAATGACTATGAAAGCAAGCTTGCTGCCGTTCGTAATTATTATGGCGGGTTGCAGCACTCCAGTACCAGTAGCGGTAAACTGCCCAGCCTTTCCAATCCCGCCAGCGGAACTAATGAAACCGCCTCCTACTACCAGCTTGCTGAATCCTGTTCTGAAACCACCCTCCAAACCCTAGCATTACAGGAATGGATCTTGCAACAGGCGGGGATTAAGTAAATGGCCGTAGTAGAACAAGGTAACGCTAAAGAAACGCTATTAGGCGTTTTAAACTATATTGATAGCCCATTTAAGTTGGGCGTAGTTCTTTTGCTGGCGTTTTTAGGATTCTTTGGTTTCTTTATATATCAGCATCAGGATGTAATGATTGGTGCTTATGTAAAAAGTAAAGAAAGACCTACCATGAATGCTGATAGATTTGAACCAGCAGCAAGGTTGATATTGAAGTCTACTGGTGCAGAGATGGTAGTTATATTTCATGTAGACACCATTCTTGGAAGGCGTGTAGTTGAGAGAGCGTTCCTTGCTGACGGCTCTAGATACAAAGACTTTGATGGTTACGATGTTGGTTTGTTTACTAAGAATGTTGCTAACAATAATGATGTGATTCGCTTAATGGCAAATGAGATTCCGTGTGGAGAATATGCTAAGGCACAGTCTGAAATAGGTCTTTGGTACAAGTCTTTAGGTGTTAACTACACTTGCCGTATATCAGTTCCACCTGACCAGAATCAGTTTATTGGGCAAATTACAGTAGGTTGGAAAGAAAAGCCAGTTGATCCAGAAGCTATCTTGCCAATAGCAGCAATAATGTTAAGTAGAAAATAATGACAAACGAACAGCTACAAGAACTTGGTATTGATGCTAAGTGGTTGCAACCGCTGGAGGATACCTTTGCCAAATACGACATCAACACACCAGAGCGTCAAGCAGCGTTTATTGGTCAGTGCGCTCATGAATCTGGTAATTTTAAGACTCTTGAAGAAAACCTAAACTACAAGCCAGAAGCCCTAATGCGTGTTTGGCCTAGTCGATTTCCTGATATAGCTACTGCTATGAAGTATGCACATAACCCTGAAATGATTGCCAACAAGGTATATGGTGGGCGTATGGGCAATGGACCAGAAGAAACTGGCGATGGTTGGAAGTATCATGGTCGTGGTCTTATCCAGCTTACTGGAAAGGAAAACTATGCAAACTGCGGATCTGGTATTGGTGTGGATCTTCTTAGTAATCCTAATCTGCTTAATACTCCTGAATATGCGGCTCTAAGTGCTGGCTGGTTTTGGGGAAAAAGAGGATTAAACTTGCTGGCTGATTCTGGCGATATAGAAACCATGACTAAACGCATCAATGGCGGGTTAATTGGCTTGGAAGATCGTAAAGCTAAGATAGCTAAAGCTTTGGCGGTACTGTCATAATATGGCATACGATAAAGAATACTATCAGCAGTATCGGTTAAAAAACCGAGAAAAACTTGCTGCTTACAAAAAAGCATGGGATTTTCATAACGAAAGCAAGGTTAAGGAAAATAGCAAGCAGCGGTATCAAGATAAAAAAGATGAGATAAAAGCCTATGTTGCTGAATACAAAAAGCTAAACCCAGCTAAAGCAAACGCCAATAAAGCTAAACGCAAATCTGCTAAGCTTCAGCGTACCCCTAAATGGCTGACAGATATAGACTTTGAGCGCATTGAAACCCAGTATAAGCTTGCTCAAATACTCACAAAGCTTCATAATGAGCCGTGGCATGTGGATCATATAATCCCGCTTCAAGGTAAGCTGGTATCTGGACTACATGTACCTAGCAATTTGCAAGTGCTAAAGGGTAGTGAAAACTGCTCTAAACAAAATAACTTTGTACTAGGGTAAACCCTCATGCCATTACAAAAAATACAACTACGACCAGGTCTAAACCGTGAAGGTACCGATTATTCTAACGAAGGCGGCTACTTTGATGGCGATAAGATTCGGTTTCGTTCTGGCTTTCCAGAAAAGCTAGGTGGTTGGATTCGTTTAAGTGCTAGTAGATTCTTAGGGGTTGCCCGTTCTATTTGGAATTGGGCTACTTTAGCTGGATTTAACTATCTTGGTATCGGCACAAACCTTAAATTCTATGTTGAGTCTGGTGGCTTCTATTACGACATCACACCTATTATTGGTAGAACAACCTATAACAATGCTATCTCTACAGGATTTACAACCTTAGTAGCTAACGTCACAATCAACACAACTACAATTTCGTTAACAAACGCTGCTTATTTTGCACCGCAAGCGGGGGTCATGAAGATTGATAGCGAGCAGATTTACTATAATGCTATTACGGCAAACGTAGCTACAAACTGTATTCGTGGTTTTAACAACACAACTGCTGCAACCCATACTGCTGGCGCTAACATCGCAAGCGGGTACTTTCAGTTCTTTGATGCTAATAACGTTTCTAACACTAGAGACTTTTTAATCATGTCCAACTGCACAGCGGTTGGTGGTTTAACTGCAAACGTTCTTAACCAAGAACATCAAGTATTTGAATATGGAACAAGCTTTTGGTATGCCCCAGCTTTAACTACAGCGGATACAAATCTTACTAATATTACCTTTACTACATCAAAAGTAGATGCTGGTGGTGGCAATAATATTACTGTTGATTACCTAGTTCCTGTAGGTCTAGATGTATTTACCTTTGGTAACGGTTGGGGCGCCGCTCCTTGGGGTTTCTACGGATGGGGTAATGCTGCACCGCAAACAGTAGGTTCACAACTTCGCTTATGGTCCGCAGATAATTATGGCGAGGATTTAGTATTTGCCCCTCGTGGTGGACAAATCTATTACTGGGATGCTGCTACAGGTGTACAGGTTAGAGGTCAACCTTTAGCGTCTTTAGCTAACGTAGCTGTAGCTACTAGTGGGCAGTGGGTTCCAAACGTAACAAATGAAGTGGTGTCTTCTGATATTCAGCGTTTTGTTATTGCTATGGGCGCTAACTCTTATGACCCTGCAGACCCACTAACCCCGTTTGATCCTATGCTGGTACGCTGGTCTGACCAAGAAAACCCCTTTCAATGGGAACCTGAGATTACTAATCAAGCTGGTGAATTCCGTTTATCACACGGCTCTTACATCGTATCGTCTATTTTTACCCGCCAAGAAATTTTAGTTCTTACCGACTCTACTATTTATTCTATGCAGTATCTTGGGCCTCCGTATGTATGGGGCTTTAACGTATTGATGGATAACATCTCAATTATGGGTCCAAACTCTATTATTACGGTGAATGGTGTTAGCTACTGGATGGGTGCAGATAAATTCTATATGTATTCTGGTCGTGTAGAAACATTGCCTTGCGCACTACGTCAGTATGTTTTTGCCGATATTAATAAAGACCAATCATGGCAAGTAACTTGCGGAACTAATGAAGGCTTTAATGAAGTCTGGTGGTACTATTGTTCTGTAAATAGCACCGTTGTTGACAAGTATGTAATCTATAACTACTTAGACCGTGTTTGGTATTACGGATCTTTAAACCGTACCTCTTGGTTAGATTCTGGTATTAGACAAAACCCTATGGGCGCATTCATTAACGGTGTTGATGAACTTGGAAACCCAACAGGAACTATTGTCTATCACGAGGTTGGTAACGATGACTCTTCTACCGCAACGACAGTACCTATTGTTTCCTATGTTCAGTCTTCTGACTTTGATATTGGGGATGGGCATAACTTTGGTTATGTATGGCGGATGCTGCCCGATATTAACTTTAACGGCTCAAACGTAAACCAGCCTACGGTTACTATGCAGTTACGCCCTCGTCAGAATAGCGGTACAAACTATGATACTTCTGATATAAACTCTATTCAAAGTGCCAATAACTTTAGTACAGTTCCCGTATATACAATTCAAGAGTTTACAGGGCAGGTCTATACCCGTCTTCGTGGTCGTCAAATGGCGATGAAAATTTACTCGGATGGGCTAGGTGTGTCATGGCAGATGGGTACCCCACGTATTGATATTAGACCGGATGGTAGAAGATGAGTACTGGAACCACTAAAAACCCTAACTTACCTGCGGCTCCTACGGAATACAGCCAGCAATATCAAGAACAACTTAATGCTACTTTACGCCTATATTTTAATCAATTAGACAATCCTGGGCCAAGCTCTATGTCTACCCAGCGTAATGTGGTAAACGGGGATCCTAGAATCATTGCGGCTTTGAACTTTAGCCAAGCTAATGCGGTTACAGGAGTTAGAGTGGTTAGCATACCTACACAGTCTGATTTGGTCTATCTACGGGTAGGAGATGTATATATGGATACAGCCAACGCTTATGTTTTGAAAGTCAAGGTTTAAATGTTAAAATTCACACAGATTATCAGGGATTACTATGGCTTCTAACGGTATCGGCGATTTAGGGCAGTACGACTTTATGAACAAGGGTATGTATCCTGGGAGTCAGATCGACCGTAGTTATTACGCAACCCCTACACAAGTCCCATTAGGCGCTCAAGCAGCTATTGCCGATTATGATCCAGCAGTAAACCCATTGACTGGTCAACCTGTATCCCGTTTTGCCAAAGGCGGAGATGTAGAAGAAAAAGATTTTGATCTTAGTTATTCGGTTCGTCCACAAGGATCTCAAGAATATGACCCTCGTTTTATGCCATTTCAATTGGATAATAAACCATTAACAGCACCGCAAATGGCGATTATTAGGTTGCAAGCAGAAAAAGAGTTAGGTGAAGGAAAGCTTCGTGCCGCAATGATGGGTAACTTAATGACAATTCCTGGAGAGCGTGGAGTTAGAGGAACGCCGGGTAATTATGAAGTTGGGTATAAAGTGCCTGCGGGTATTGGTAATTTAGATATTAGTGCTATGAGAGCTATGCGGGGAACACCCAATGGAAAAATTCCTTATGGTGTTAATGCAAGTTACAACATTCCGTTTAATGAAGGTGGTATTGCGCATTTTGACGGCGAAACTGGTAGCCAAGTAGAAGAGCCAGCCGCATGGAATCCAGAATCAGGACAAGTTAAGTTACAAACGCTAGATCCAGAAGATCCATACGGTGGGATGAAAAGCGTTGATTACACGATCCCTACAGATCAGATCAAAAACTTTGCTCCTACATTAGATCCAGAAACTGGTAAACCTACTGGTGGTGGCGCTTATGCATTAAACGATGGCTCTACCATGCATATTGGAAGAGACGGAATTGTTCAGGCCGCTACGCCCGCAAGAAACGAATACACATTAAACAAAGATGGTTATTACCAGCCAACCGGTGCAGGACTAACTTGGAATGGCGGACTTAACCAGCTTACCAAAAAGATTGGTGGCGTTGACGTTGTAGTTGACCCAATGTTTACTAAAGGCGGATACCAAGATGCTAAAGGTAATCTGCGTGTAGATGAGAATGGTGTACCAATTCCTTTGCCTCCTAACTATTTAGATAGCGGATTTGGTCAAAGTGGTTTAGCTGACGCAGCTCCATACATTGTTGCTGGTACGATAGGCGCTGGTGCTGGTTTGGCTGCCTTGGGTGGTGGTTTAACTTATACTGGAGTGCCTGCTTCTCAAACTTTATTAGGTTCTTTGGGATCTGGAACATTGGGCAGTACTGCTGGAATATCTTCAGCAGACTTAGGCACTACGTCTTATATTGCTCCTTCTTCTTCTGTATCTAGTGGAGCTAGTGCTTTTCCTGGAGTGTCTACTGCAGACTTAGGAACAACACCCTATATTGCCAATCAAGGCGCACCAATATATGACATGAGCGCTGCATATAACGGGCCATTAAATTATGCCAAAGAAAAAGCTGCTGCTGGTGGAATGGATACCTATCAAAAACTAATGGCGGGCAACCTTGCAATGAATGCTTTAGGTAGTGGTTCTGGTGGAGGCGGTAGTGCTGGCCCAACTAGCACAACCACTACTACAACAGCTCCACCACAACAGTATCCACAGCAACAACCACTTGTTATGTCACCTTATATGATGCCAACAAATACTAGTGGCTTAGCGTATAACCCAACGCTATATAGCTATAACACTCGCCGTGCAGCTCAAGGCGGTATGATGTATGAAAGAGGTGGCGGAATTTCTACGCTTGGTTCATACTCTGATGGTGGCCGTCTATTGAAAGGCCCCGGCGATGGCATGTCTGATGGCATACCAGCCCGCATAGGACAAAAACAGCCAGCAGCATTGGCTGATGGAGAATTCGTGGTTCCAGCAGATGTAGTGAGTCATTTAGGTAATGGCTCTACAGACGCTGGCGCTAAGCAGTTGTACAAGATGATGGATCAGATTCGTCAAGCCCGTACTGGACGCAAGAGTCAGGGTAAGAAAATCAATCCAAATAAATTTTTACCAAAGGATTAAATTATGGGTATTTTAGACGGAATATTTGGCGCCAGTTCACTGCCATCCAGCCCAACATCACAGGGGACGCAGACAACTACGCCGTCTATTCAACCGCAATTTCAACCGTATATTAGCAACTATTTAAATGCTACTCAGAATTTAATTGCTAATCAGCAAACTCCTGAGCTATTAAATGCTTCCTATATAGACGCTAAGAACCTACAGCTTCCTGGTGGCTTTGCTTCTGGTTCAGCTTTAGCACAAGCTGGTGGTCAAGGATCTTTAAGTACTGCTCCTATTGCGCTGCAATACGGTCAACAAGGCGCCCAATATGGCGCATTAGGAACTAAGTACGGTGATACTGGTGCAGCAATGGGTACCGCAGCAAGTCGTGCTGGTGATATTTATGCACAGCAAGCTACTAGCCCAGAAGCCATAGCGCAATATATGTCTCCATATATGCAAAATGTGGTTGATTATCAGAAACAACAAGCTATTCGTGATTACCAAATTCAAGCTCCACAAATGGCTGCACAAGCAGTTGGTTCTGGAGCATTTGGCGGCAATCGTTTAGCACTACAACAGTCAGAAGCTAACCGTGGTTTACAAAACCGCTTAGCTGGTATTGATGCTACAGGTCAGCAAACTGCATTTGAGCAAGCAAGACAAGCTCAGCAATTCGGATCACAGCTTGGACTTCAAGGTTTACAAGCTGGTATGCAAGGTCAACAAGTTGGTTTGGCTGGACTTGGTACCGCTATGCAAGGATCACAAGTTGGCTTACAAGGTGTTGGTGGCGCACAACAAGGTTATGCTGGTGCTACACAGGCTGGTGGAACATTAGGCAATATTGCTGCTCAACAGGCTCAGGCTCAGTTAGCTGCCGCTCAATTAAAAAATCAGTTTGGTATGCAACAACAAATGTTCCCGTACCAGCAACAGCAGATTGCACAGCAGATGATGTCTAATCTGCCATTTACTAGTACCAGTCAAACTAGTCAAGGTTATCAAGCTCCTCCTAATGCAACTTCACAGTTAGCTGGTTTAGGTACCGCTGGTATGGGTGCCTACGGTTTGTACAAAATGTTTAAGGCCAAAGGTGGTGTAATTAAGTCTTATGCTGAGGGTGGTGATGTCCGGTCCGCTGGTATGAATGGTATGGGTTATGGTAGTGATATGGGTATGGCGGAGTATCTAAGAAACAATCCTCAAGAAGCTGGTGCTGTACCTATGGGTGCAGGTCTTGCTGGATTAATGCCTAATAGAGATATGGGTCAAGTTCCAATGACTGGCGCTATACCTATGGGTCAAATACCTCAACCAGGCACCCCTATGGGTGCTGGTATGGGGCCTGCATTTGGTGGATCCAACGAAGACTATGTAAATTCTCTTTATGCAAATATGCTAGGTAGAAAAGCTGATCAACGTGGCTATCAACATAATTTAGATCTATTAAATTCTGGTAGAGTTAGCGCACAAGATTTAGCTGGTGCATTCCGTAACTCAGAAGAAGGTCAAACAATGCCCAACAGGTTTCAAGCAATGGGCGCTGGTATGCCAGCAGCAAGTGGTCTGGCAGACATTCGCTTAAATCAATTGTTAGGTTAAGTATGAACATTACACAATTATCAGAACAGTTAAAAGATGTGCCTCAAGGTACGCTTGTTGGCTATGCAAAGAATCCTAATAGCGTAGTGCCTCAGTTCTTAGCTCTAGCTGAGATTCAGCGCCGTCAACAATTACAAGCTCCAGCTTCAGCTCCTACAGGAACCGTTGCTGATGATGTGTTAGCACAAGCAGCGCCACAACCAATGGCACCACAACAAATGCCACAGATGCCTCCTCAACAAGTTGATCCTCGTATGTTGCAAGCTATGCAACAAGCTCAACAGTTACCTGAGAACCAGCCTGGTGTAACCCAGTTACCTTCAGGTATGCCACAAGGTATGGCTTCTGGCGGTATTGTTGCGTTTGCTGCTGGCGGCAGTAGTATGCCAGATATGGGTGAAGATGATGAAGGCTATCAAGACTATTTAGAGAACGCAGAACAAGGAAGAATTAATAGCGGTATTGATGAGGCTATTGCAAGCCTTAAAGGCCGCGTTGCTGGAGCAGCTCGTGCTATCCCTGGATCAATTAAAGATGCTGTATCTGGAATTCCTACTAGCATGAGAGAAACCGTATCTGGTATTCGCGCAGCATTACCTGAATCTTTTACGGCAGCTAAATCTAAAGTTGCCCCTAATTATGAAAGTGCAAAAAGTACCCATCCATATGCATCGGTTGCATTAGATGAGGCTAAAAAACTAGGTGTTAACCCTAGTGAAATCCTTCATATGTTGCACAAAGAAACTGGCAATCTAAAGGATCCAGCTACAGCAGTATCTAAAGCTGGCGCCCGTGGTCCTATGCAATTGATGCCTGGCACAGCCAAAGAACTAGGTGTAGATATCAATGATCCAGAGGCTAATACTCGCGGTGGTGTTCGTTACTACGCAAAGATGTTAGATATGTTTGGCGGTGATCCTGTAATGGCTATGGCTGCTTACAATGCTGGTCCAGGCCGCGTAAGAGACATGATAAAGCGTGGTAAAGGTATTGAATCTTTATCAATGGAAACACAGGGTTATGTTAAACGTGCTGAAGGTGGTATTACTAAGCTTGCTAAAGGCGGAATTTCATTAGACGATTATTATGCTTCTAATGAATACGAAGATGGACAGGGTTATGAACCTGCTGTTGTTAGGCCTCAGACATTCTCAATAGCTGACTATAATGCTGGCCAGGACATGGGAGACTTTGAAGGTTATGCTCCAATGGGATTAACACGGGAAAAGGTTGCCCCATTAAACGCGTTTGATGAATTCATTCGTCAACAACGTGAAGATCAAGCAGAGCTTAGGTCTAATAAAAAACAAGATGCTTACCTTGCTTTAATGCAAGCTGGCTTTGGAATGATGGGCGGATCTTCTCCATATGCATTCCAGAACATTGGTCAAGGCGCCTCTGCTGGTGTTAATGCCTACGCTACCCTTGCTAAGCAACGCGCCGCTGAACTTGCAGCCTCCAAGAAGTCTGAAGGTTCTGCTATTGCTAATAAGATCCTTAATGATATTCGTCAATCTGGTATCGATGAAAGAGCATTGGCAGCTAAGAATCTTGTTGAAGAGCAGGCCTATAAACGTACGACTGAAGGTCAAGAAAGAACTGCTAAACGTGAAGATCTTTCTCGCTCTACCGCTGCTAGAGAAGCTAATGATGCTCGTGAAACAGCGTTGGCAAGATTTAACCAAGACCCTGTTGTTCTTGGTTTAAGAGAAAAGATTAAGAAAGACCTTGAACCAGGAACTCCTCAGTATGAATGGCATATGAGAGAACTTCAGCGCTTGCAAAACAATGCGCTTGCTATGGCTAAAGTACCAGGGTATACCATGGATCAAAAAGCAATCCCATACCCAACTGAATCAGTTAAACTTCCAAGTGCTTTTTATCAATCGTTACCATATACAACAAAGTATTCCGATGAGGACAAAAAAGCGTTAGAATGGGCGAATGCAAATCCGCTTGATCCACGCTCTAACCAAATTAAAGAGAGATTCAAGTAATGGCGTTTGATCCAGATGAGTACCTCAAAGGATCAAAACCCACAACAACTGAAGAAGAAGTAACGCCAGCGCCTGCAGAAACCAAGGCAACAGTTAGTGGGTTTGATCCAGATGCATACCTCAAAGGTGTATCGTTGTCGCCTGCCGCTCCTGGAGCTGCACCAACTGGATTTGATCCTGATAAATACTTATCTGGAATTCCATCCGTTCAAGCAGCGCCCAAAGAAACTGGCATGTTTGCCGATGCTAAGAATTATATAAAAGACCAGGCCGATATCCTTGGTGCTGACCTTAGAATTGGTGCCATCAATACTGGTATTGCCGCAGACAATCTAAAGCTTGCTGGATTAATGGAGATTCAAGAAACCCGTAAATCCAAGTACGGCGATAACTTAGAAGCGATGCCAGCAGATGTAAAAAAAGATTATATTGCTACTGGTAAGGCTATTGAAAGAATGATGGGCCAAGTTGCCCAATCCTCTATGAAAATTAGAGAAGTGGAAAGAACTACAGGAGTTCGCGAAACCACTAAAGCATTTAAAAATATTATGCAGACTCCTGAATACCAGGCCGCTCCATTTTTAACTCAAGCTCAGATGGTTGGCGAAAAGTTTATTCAAGATCCAGTAGGAATTATTACTGACTTGGGTTTACAAAGCCTGCCACAAAGCTTAAGCGTTGCCGCCACCGCTATTGCTATAAGGGTTGGATTATTAAGTCCTACTGCCGCAGCCGCTGCTGGTGGTACAACCTCGGCTATGATGGAGTTTGGTAACCAGTACGCCCAGCTTCGTTCAGAAAATATGCCACACAAGGAAGCTTGGGAAAAGGCCGGTGTTAAGTCTGGTGTTATCGGCATGTTTGATGCAGCCTCATTTAAGCTAGCTGGATCAGCCGCCGAAGATGTAATGAGAAACATCAGCAAAGGAGCCTTTAAAGAGACCGCTAAGATCGTTGGCAAAGAGACAGGCAAACAGGCTGGATTAGGAGCCGCTGGAGAGGCTGTAAGCTCTGTGGCAATAGGTAAGCCTATTGACCCAGGAGAGGTCCTTTCTGAGGCTGCAGGAGAGATCTTTAGCGCCCCAGGTGAGGCAGTATCCACATATCGTAGCCAGAACGTTCCTAAGGCTATTACCCCAACGGCTCCTGGAGTAGTTACCCCTGCTGCTCCAGTTGCAGCCGCCCCTATTACGCCAGAAGCTGCTCCATCAGAATCATTTAAAACTGATGAGATGATGGCTGAAGTAAACCGCATTAAGACCGAGCCTATCAGCGCGGCCCCATTTACTATGCCAGAAACTGTTGCTCCTGAGGCTACGATTGTTGCCCCAGAAGCTGCTAAGCCAGTACAAACATTTGAGAATATTGAGCGGCCTGGTGCAAACAAATACGTTACTGCGGATGAAATTTATAAAATGCAGAGAGATGCTTATCAAGAGCTATCTCAAACCAAGCAATTTCAACAGTCACAACAGCGTATAGATGAAGCAAGAAACGCTTATAACAATCGTTTTAATGCGGTTCGAACAGAAGCAGTACGATTATTAAAAGAGCATCCTGAGTTTAAAAACATTGCAAATGCTCTAACTGATAAAAATATGATTGATCGCGTTGCTATGGATGCCTTCCAAAAGCAAGCAGAAATGAATGTTCCACAACCAACCATTTCAGAGCGTGATTTAATACTTGCGCAAGAAAAGTTAGTGCAAGATTTTTTTGCAAGAAAAAACATACCAGAACCAAGAGAGTTTAGTGAGCAAGCCAATCAACAGCGTAGTTATTATGCTGACCCTAAATTTAAAAATTGGTTTGGTGATAGTAAAGTTGTAGACAAAAATAGCCAACCAATTGTTGCTTTTCATACAACGGCTGCAGACTTTAATGAATTTGATGTTGGTAAAGAGGCTAGCACAAGATCAAAAAATATAAACTATGCAGGTCAACTAGGATCTTGGTTTACAGCGCCATCGCTTTATGGAAAAGAATATGAACCCGGAAATGCAGAAAATGCTGTATCTTTTGCAGAAGGAAAAGAGGGCGAGAATACAATGCCCGTTCATTTGTCTATTAAAAATCCACAAGAATATGATAGTTATGAAGAGTTTCAAGATGATAAAGATTCTTTTAAGTCTATAGATGAATTTAAAAACTCTTTAATTGCCGATGGTTACGATGGAATTGTAGTTAGAAATAGCATGACTGACGGCAATGTTGATAGAGATGACTGGGTTGCATTTGATCCAACACAAATTAAATCTGCTATTGGAAACACAGGAGAATTTAATCCTGAAAGCGATAACATTACTGAAAATTTTGAACGCTTAACATCTAGAAATTCTTATGCTGGTGAAGAAGCAACTCGCGCCCCATCATTGCGCATAGAAATGAATCGTCTTAGCAAGTTATTAGATGCCAACAAAATTACTCCAGAACAATATGCAAGTCTATCTAAAGATGCCTTAAGGTTGACCAAGAAAGAACGAGAGTTTAAGCCAAGAGTACGCGGCATGGACCAAATACTTTCTAGAATTCGTCAAGAAGTTGCTCGCAAAAAATTAGACCCATATGCCGCTGATTTTGCTGAATGGTTTTTAAGAAAGAATCCAGACCTAGCTGATGACCTTGGCATATCAATTAAAGCGCAAGGCGAGAACATTGGTGTATCTGGTACCTATGCAGACTTAAGCCGTATCATTACCTTATTTAAGGGATCTGGCAACCCAACCACAGCGGTCCATGAAATACTGCACCATACAGAACGTATGATGCCTACGGATATTCAAGAGGCTATTCGTGAGTCTTGGTTAACAAAACTGACTAAAGCAGCAAAAGCCGCTGATAAAAACTCTGATGAAAAGCTTAAAGAATACTTTAAATCATTACTTGACTATCACTTAGAAGGTGATGTTAAGGCGCTAAAGAAAGCTAAAGAGTTATTACAAAATGGTAGTGTTGATTATGATGCTTATCAGTACGTTAACCCATCAGAGTACTGGGCTGTTAACGCAACCAATATTTTAGATGGCCGTTATGAAGCTACTAACAAAGTATTGGGTAGACTAAAGCAATGGCTTAAAGAGTTCTTAGAGTTTGCTAAGTCAAAGCTTGGTTTGGCAAATAACAATGCAGTACTTCAAGGTTTAAAAAGTATTCTTGCTTCTGACGGTAAGTTTCTTAACAGCGCTATGCTATATGAGAGCCGTGCTTTTGAAAACATAGAGCCTCCCAAAAGAAAGAACTACAAAGGCAATCCTGCTCCTTTAGCTACCTGGGCGCAAGAAGCAGATAACAGTTACCTTGGTGATGATTTTATTTACAAAATACAAGATCGTTTGATTGACACTAAGCGTGTTGTTCAAGCCATTAAAAAACAAGTAGGGGATATAGAAACAAAATGGGATCCTTATAAGCGTGAAATTTTGTATCATGGCAGAGCTGCTGATGCATTGAAAAAGTTTTTACGATATGACGCCCAAAAGTCTGTAGAAAAGATTCAAGCTCTTGGCTTGACTATGGAGGAAATACAAGAGTATCTCTTGATGCGCCATGCTCCAGCCTATAACGAAAGCATTGCAGAGATCAACCCATCCATGCCAGATGCTGGTTCCAGCGTTGAAACAGCGGTTGCTAAGCAGTACATGAAAGACCTGCCTAAAGACAAGAAGGCCAAGCTAGAAGAGGCTGCCAAAGGTCTTGATGCCATGGTCAAGAAAACTCAAAAGGTTTTGGTTGAGACAGGACAAGAGCCTCAAGAAAAGATTGATGGATGGAATAAACGTTTCCCTAATTACGTTCCATTACATCGTGATGAATTAGACTTTGTAGAAACTGGGGCTAAAGGTACAGGCCAGGGATTCTCTATTCGCGGCGCATTTGCTCGTAAAGGACTTGGTTCTAAGAAGCCAGTGCAAGACATATTCAGCAATATCATTTCTCAATATGAGAGAGCTGTTGGGCGCGGTGAAAAGAACTTGGTTTTACAATCTTTGTATGGATTGGCTCTTCAAAATCCAGATCCAGATTTTTGGATGCCAATTAATCCTGATGCCGTAAAGAGTACTAAAGCAGCCAAGCTTGAACTTTCTAAGATGGGCATTAGCCCAACAGATGTAGATAATATCTTGCGCGAACCAATGGAGTCCTACATTGATCCTAAGACGGGAATTGTTGGGCAGCGTTTAAAGACATCGTTGCGTGACAGCAACTATGCATTACCGCTTCGCATTGAAGGAAAGCAAAGATTTATTATCTTAAACCCCAATAAAGAACAAGCAAAACGCATGGCGCTGTCTTTAAAGAATATGGATTTACGTGATATCCATGCGGCGTTTAGTTTCTTTGCAAAATTTACCAGATGGTTTGCTGCTGTTAATACCCAATACAATCCTTTGTTTGGTGTGTTAAACATGTATCGAGATATTCAAGGATCTGCAATTAACTTAAGTTCTACTCCATTAGCGGGTAAACAGGCAGCAGTAATGAAGCGATCGGTAAAAAATCTTCCAGGTGTTTACGGAGCATTAAGAGCCGAAACAAAAGGAGAAGAGGTTACTGGTGAGGTTGGCAAACAGTTTGTTGAAATGCAAGCTTACGGAGGCCAAACTGGATTTCGAGATTCTTATCAACAAGAACGTGAAACACATAAAATCATTGAAGAAACATTAGCAAAAATGGAAGCTGGCCCCGCTAAAAAAGGGCTGATGTATACATTAGAAATGTTCTCTGATGTTAATGATGCAATGGAGAATGCTGTTCGCTTAGCGGTATACCAAGTTGCAATTGAAAATGGTTTTAGTAAAGATGATGCTGCTTTGTTGGCAAAAACTATTTCGGTTAACTTTAATAAGCGCGGAGCATGGACACAAGAAGCATCTGCTTTGTATGCTTTCTTTAACTCGTCTGTACAAGGAACTGCTCGCACATTAGAAACATTGCGTGGGCCAGCAGGCAAGAAAATTGTTATTGGAGGAATTTCTATTGGTGTTATTCAAGCTTTAGCTTTAGCTATGGCTGGCTTTGATGATGAGCAGCCTCCCCCATTTGTACGTGATAAGAACTTAATTATTCCCATTCCAGGAACAGACAAAAAATTTATATCATCTCCAATGCCTTTAGGCTTAAACATTTTGCCTAACTTTGGTAGAACCATAACAGAGATTATGCTTGGAGGTGGAAAAAATGCTGGTAAAAAATTAACCCATTTGTTATTTTCAATATTAGATTCTTTTAACCCATTGGGTGGATCTGAAAGTATTGCTCAATTAATATCTCCAACATTTGCCGACCCTATTATTGCGTTAAAAGAAAACCGAGATTCATTTGGGCGTCCAATTGCTAAGCTGGATAGAGAAACATCCCCAAGTCCAGGTCATACTAGAGCCAAAGATACCGCCTCTTTCTTCTCTAAAGAAGTGTCTAGGCTTTTAAACTTTATGACTGGTGGTAATGAAGATCGCAAAGGCGCATTTAGTCCTACCCCAGATCAAATTGACTATGTTATTGGCCAGGTAACTGGTGGTGTTGGCCGTGAATTAATGAAGATTGATCAGAGCTTAAGGTCTTTAGGAACTGGCGAAGAGCTTCCTCCTTATAAGATTCCATTGCTTGGTAGATTTTATGGTGATGCCGCTAGCCAGGCTGCTCAGGCTGGAACATTCTATGACAATGTCACTAAGCTCTCTCAATTTGAAAGAGAAATTAAAGGCAGAATTGAACGCAAAGAAAGCTATTCGGAAATACTAAGGGAAAACCCTGAAGCCAGACTATGGAGAAGAGCGAATACAGTTGAAAATGAGATCTCTGCATTAAATAAAAAGAAACGTGACCTTGTTGAAAAGGATGCGCCTAAAGATCAGATTAAACGTATTGAAGAAATTAAGAAAAGAAAAATGCAGCAGTTCAATCAGGAGTATGAACGCGCTGTAAAATAGGGATATTCCCTTATAAATCATATAAATGTAATGCATTCTTAAAATACTTGTGGTAAAAACTCTGTAACCATAAGAGAGGAAATTATGTCTAGCTATTATTTAACTGATGATCAGTTCATTGAAGAATGGATAAAGCTGGGCAGTCCCCAGAAATTTGCAGAAAAACATAAGCTGTCTGTGCGGTCTGTATATAACCGGCGACGAACCGTTGAAGTAAGGCGCGGCATGGAATTGCCCACGCATAACGATGCCAGGAGAAATAGTCTTACAAAGCTACAACAAACCCCAGGTCATGCAAGACGTGGTACCACCATGGAAAAAGGTCGAGTAATAGTATTTTCAGACGCTCACTTCTGGCCTGATGATGTCAGTACATCTTATAAAGCGCTGCTTTTAATGATTAAAGAGTTCCGCCCTAAAGTCGTAGTGGCAAATGGAGATATGTTTGACGGCTCACAAGCAAGCCGCCATGCTCGTATCGGCTGGGAGAAGACCCCAACAGTCAAAGAAGAACTAGAAGCCTGTCAGGAGATGATGGCAGGCATTGAGAAGGCTGCGGTAGGGGCAGAGCTTATCTGGACCCTTGGAAACCACGATGCCCGCTTTGAGACCTTCCTATCAGCCCAGATGGGTACCTATGAGGGAGTAGCAGGGTTTACCCTTAAAGACCACTTTCCTATGTGGAAACCATGCTGGTCATATTTTGTCAATGAAGATACCTGTATTAAACACCGCTGGAAGGGTGGATTTGGGGCAGGTCGTGCCAATACCGTTAATTCGGGCTGTAACATGATTACAGGCCACACACACAATTTGGCTGTTCAACCCTTCACCGACTACAACGGAACCCGCTATGGCGTCCAAACGGGCTGCCTAGCGAACATTCATGGGGAACAGTTCATGGCCTATACCGAGGACAACCCTAAAGACTGGAGAGAGGGCTTTGCTCTGTTATCATTTGAGGAGGGCAGACTAATGCTGCCTGAGCTAATCCAGGTATGCGGAGAAGATTCTTTTGAATTTCGGGGATGCATTAACAAGGTATGAAACTAACGTCAGCAATCTTAAAGAACTTATATTGTGCAATTTATTGCATGAAGCCTTTTGATCGCTGGTCAATGCCCTTGCCTGAAGAAGTTCAATTTATAGTGGATCAAGACCCAGAGGTAATGGGTACTTATTTGTACGATGATGGCGGTGATTTTGAACACGTCATTACAATTTCATCTCAAAAATGTGGTCATTTAGCAACAGTTATTCGGGTCTTATGCCACGAAGCCGTCCACATGAGTAGGCATAAAACTAATCGCTGGTCTCACCACGATGCTGAGTTTAGACGGCGTACAAAGGTTATATCCGATGAATTGGGATTTGATCCTTTAGAGTTGTAGTAAACTTATTTTGAGAGGTGGACAGGAAAAGTCCTAACACCTTTAAACATTAAGTACGTACATTACTTCTTCGCTTCCCCTCTCACTTCTTAAAGAGTCGACCAGCCTCATTCTTCTCGTGTAATACTTGCTCCGATTCGGCCCATAATTCCATTTCGGTAATACCATAGTGTTTGTCAAATCCTTTATGTCCAAGGCCGTGAACACCGGTATCGCCTCGGTGATGTTCTGTGCAGAGAGGAATAACCTTACAGTTAGATCGCTTGCCTCCAAACCGCCGTATGTGATGTATCTCTGCAGGTGTAGGTCCGTAGTTGAGATGCCTGCAAAGTATGCAGCCGAGGTCTGCAAGACTTGAAAAATATTTGCGTTGATCATTTGACATCAATCATCTTCCGAATAAAGTCACCGGTAATGTCGATTGGTGTAATCTTCTTCGGTTCAATTTCTACTATAAAATCATTGGCTATATGCCAGCCATTATCTTGGTCTTTAACAATCATACCCGCATCCATTAACGCTCTGGCATGAGCGCCAACAGCGGATCTACTAAGCCCAACCTTAATATCAACCGATGTCACCCCTGGGTTCTTCGCTATGAACTGAAGGATGATGTTCTTTTTGTCCGTACTCAAAATATACGACTCCGTTATCTAGTATTGTGTAGATGGGTGTTGCCCATCCAGCTGCTTTCAATGCTAGTATAGCCTCTTCTAACTCATCCATGGTCGGTTCCTTTTAGCCTGGGCGCAAAGCTTTTGTACTTCAATTGGGTCTTTTTTTGATACTTCAGAACATGCATAAACTGAAGGCTCTATATGGGTGTTTAAAACCCACGCAAATAGAGCTATCAAGAATGCAAGGAAAAATAATAACACGTTCACATGTAGTTCTTTTTACTTACTGGCTGACGGAACATATCGATTGGATATGACCGAAGATCGCCGTCGTTCCATTGTATAAATATCCGGTTGCTTTCCGATGTCCAGCACCCCATCAAAGACTTACCATTGCTGATATAGGTATAAGCAATAAAAGTGTTCTGAATACTAGTACATTTCAAATCCGTTAGAGCAATGCTTCCGCCCCCAGCATTAACAGCCTCAGCTACTACGGCTGCGTTTACGTTTAGGGACAATGTCAACAATGCCGCCAGTAACAGTCTTTTCATTTTCAAGCTCTTCCATTAATTCATCTGCCAGTTTGACTGCTCCGGCGGGGTTTCCACAGTTAACTAGCGCAAAGCATGCCGCCAGGAAACGCATATGTTGTTTATCTTTATTGTCCATTGTCTTCTAACATTTGAATTTGTTCAATAAGAATGGAGTTCAAATCCCTACCATGTACAGCAATCATGGACGCTTCTTTGGAATCTTTTATTACACTACAGGCATCTCTTAAACCCTTGTTGTACCCGCTGGTGTAATGGTCTCGGCTTTCAAAAGCAGACGATACGGCATCTCGAACGAAGGATGCAGCTCTACGTGTCTTAGCCATTTGACGCAACTTGTTTACATCTTCAGCCGGTAAATACAGGCTATATGGAATTAATTTTTCCATTGTTTAAACTCCTCATTAATTTTCTCAAACAGAGCTTGAGCTTCTCGGTTAGTCTTTAAATCTGCCCTGGATGGGATGTTTAAATAGTCGTATAACCATTCAGTTGTTTCCATCTCATTCTTGGTAAAGATGTGACCTTCCTCATACAAGAAATTCCAAAACTGTTTATCGCGGCAAATCATCCCGGCGGCTTTAACAAACTTAGCGCCAGTAAACTCTTCACGATTAAATGGAACCTCAGTATCAGCCAGTCTGACCATGACCACCATATACCTGGCCCCTACAAAATCCCGTAGAATTTCCTCTGGGATCTCGTCAGGGTGAATAGATATGGTAAGCACATGGCCATCCTTAGTCTGCTTGAGAGCGACCTTCTTGCCTTCAAACTGACTAGTTTCCATTACAGCCTTCCTGTTACTAGAAACTTAATACGAATCCATAATGAAACATCTTTATCTAAAGTTACTTTAGCTTTAAGATCATCAAACAACTTTTGAAGAGCCTGATTGGTTCTCATCTCAACGGCTAATGCATGCTGGGTTTCATCTAAAAGCTTTTTGTAATCAACTGGTGTTGGCGGTACCCATCCAGTACTACTTAATAACGTAGCTTTATTCTTAGAACCTGCTGGACGGCCCCGCTTTTTAGTTGCCTTTTTAACAACTATCGTTGCCTTTTTAGTTATGCCCATGGATCACGCTCCTCTGATGGTGCTGCTGATGGTACAGCTCCGGTTTTAACAAATGTATCTACAGCCAAGGACAGGAATGTGCCGCCGGTCTTGGTTGGCTTTTTCCATCCTGACAACTTCACTTCAATACCGTCTTCGTCTGTCTTAGAAAGAAGGTCTTTGATGTAAGCACGGTCAAGCTTGATGCTGCCAAAGAACTCTGGAGCCTTTTCAGACTTGCGTTGTGATGATGTAAATAATGCGCCTCTGTTTAAATAATCCATGGTATTACTCCTTTAGTAAAGATTTTTTGGTTGTGGTAAAACTGGTCATCAGTTCTGCATATAATGCAGGATCTAATTCTTTTGCTCGGTCAAACAGTGAGCGGTTAACTTTAAAGATATTGGCCACATCATCGGGCTTAGTTGCCATTTGTAACAAAGCCTCTGTGCCGACCTTTAGTCCTCCAAGCCATGCATCTGCGGTGCCTTTATCGCTAATAGGCTTTAACGTCCATTCGCCTGGTAAATCCTTCTTCCCAACCTTAACGCTATCAACTAGAGGGGTAGATTTAATTTCACCAGTAGGTAGCGGCACCGGCTTGGCTACTACTGGCTCAGGCTTTTTTGCTGGAGCCTCGTTTGGGTTAGTTACCGGTTCAATGGCGTCATGCTCCACGATTTCAAAGGCGTTAACCCACAGATAGCGACGGAGGTAGGTTTGTACTGCGCCTAGATTCTGAACGTCATGGCAGCCCTTTAAAGCAGCGCTAGACATAGGTGAGGTAAACATCACCGAAGTACCGTCCTCTGTGTCATTGATCTGCAGGAAAGCCATGTTGTGGTCAAACGATACAACACCGCATAGATTCATCTCAGCGCAAATCTTTTGAATAGCTGGCAAGAAATCACCCAATTCAAAGTACTTGTATCCAGCAAACTTGTTATGGCCAGACTTCTTTAGTTCCGTATTCTGTAGCTTGATACGGGCATCTTGTAACTTCTTATAAACACTCATCTTGATTCCTCTTTAGTTGCTACTTCAATTAACTTCTGTGTGTAATGCAGTACCTTGCGTAGATCATCAATGCCGCCCTTAGATCTCCAGCGAGAAATGTATTTCACAATGTTTCCCTCTAGGTACCCAAGGTCGTTAGCAACAATGTAATCCCATGGCTGGATTGCTTTATCTTTGTAATGCGTTCCACCAACTTGACCATCATTTGCGCTCATAGACGGGTTACCTTATGAGATGGGTGCAAAATCCACTTCTTACCCATGTCTTTAATACACTTTTTAATAGCCTCTTCATTCCTTGCCCGCATTGCCTCAACCTCTGCATCGGACATACGACCGTGATAGATAGACTCGCTTACTGGATACCAATCATTCTTTTGTTTTCCAATAAACTCACGCTCAAAAGCTTCTTTCATTTGACTAAACATTTTTATCTCCTATATCTTTTTTTTGATACTGCCATCGGCGTTTAAAAAAATAAGACCATCATCCGTTTCCACTGAAATTTCTGGATGACAATTGCATTCCTTGCCCTTGTTAAACTTGCACCAACTATCGTGGGCTATTTGTGGCATTAATAGTCCACCTTGAAGGTTTCCCTTTTCTAATGCCAACATGATTGTTGCCATGTAATTACTCATATTTAATTCTCCTCTAAGTATGTTTGATATTGCTTACAAAACTGACTAACCTGACAATAGCTTGCGCATCTTGTCCTTTCTCCTGGACGGGTCTCAATAAAGAATCCTTTGCCCGCTGCTCCCAGCGCTTCTTCAGCTTCTTCTAAACTGTTATGTAAAGATTTAGCTCTTACTGCTCCGTCTTTTTTAAGTGCGTAGACGGTTTCTTTTTCCCACATTTCTTCAGACGTACAGGGCGGTAAGACTGCTCCAGTTTCTTCTGCGAATAGGGCCTCGGAGTGTGCATGAATGCGTTCACGGATGTACGCTTCACGTCGCTCCATACTCCATAAAGGAATATCAATTGTGATAATGCTACTTGATGGGTAGTTAGCACGAGTTTGCGACTCTCGTTGACTGAAGTCTTTAATAATGGCAACGATACTAAGCTTCGTAACTGGAGTTGCTTTAAGGCGTTCAACCAACCATGCGTATACATTTAATTGCTGCTCCCATTCAGGTTTAGGATTTTGTACTGCCCAGGCACCAACCGTTTTCCAGTCAGTGATCTCAATGCCGTCTGCTGTAATTGTTTGTACATCAATCGCGCCGGAGACATGCCATCCATCAATCTCAGCATAAAGGCGTTCTTCAACCACATCATCAGGGCCAGGATGCTGCTCCAACATATTGTGGAAAGCCGTACCAAACATAGAGAACACCAAGGTAGATACATCCACCTCGATCTCGTTCTCATGCTTCTTACGTAAGATAGAAATCTTAGGGCTGTTCATCATCTCGGTAACAGATAGATGGGCTTTACCTTTTGAGTAGGAAGGCTTTTGTGCCAGGCGAACAATCGCATCAGGCAAATTAAAGTTATTAGTTATTTTCATTTTTTTTTATTACCCATTGTTTCAATTCAATTGCATTAATGATTAGGTCGTTGATCTCATCAACAGTTGACTTTTTATCCCGCGTAATCAATAGTGTTGCAATATTCTTATAGTTCTTGGCAATAGCCAATAATTTTTCTGCGTAATCAATCATTGCTTCCTCTTATCTACTGTATGCGCGACGGTTTCCGTCGTTATCATAATAATTTTTTGTGCCGCTTGGAGCTATTGTTTCATAGCCAATACGGTTACCGCTATTATCGTAAACCCCAGTATTTGAGTTGTAATTAAACTCACTGTTCTTCCAGTTAGAAGGATTGTTATCCCATTTGGTAGAACTATTGTTGTAATTAAATTCGCTGTTTTTCCAGTTGTATGAACTGTTGTCCCAGTTAGTAGTTTGAGCTGACGCCAAGCCACTAAACAGACATGCTGTTAAAAGTATTTTCCTCATTACATCCTCATGTATGTGATTAGTCCTGCTAAATAAAATAATACTGCTACTGCCTCTACTAGGAACAACGGCATATCTCTTTGGATAATTCCCGCTGCTGTCCATAGTGTACTACCAATAATACTTAGTACGATATTTAATGGATAAACATTAAAGCTTGTAAGAAAAATACCACACAAGCAAAGTATCGTACCAAGCCATTTTATCATGCACTTCTCGGCAATGTTCCTGAGAAGTTATAAGATCCAGTATGACTAAAGCTTGCCCAGGGAGCGCACCATACTTTAAATCCAGCTTCACGAGCTATTTTACAAAAATGATAATCTTCTGAAAGCAAACGGTTAGACTCTTCATCAATACTGGTTGCAAAGAATTCTTTAATAACCTTAACTTCGCGAACAGTATCTACCGCATGGTACATATCGTTAGTGTAGCTAGGAACCCTATCATTTAGCCTATCAAACACTTCTCGTTTAATCAGCATAAATCCTGTTCCGCCATTAGCAATCTCAATAGGTTCGTTGATGTTCCCTGTTGTGCTGGATATACCTGATGGAAGATTAAGAACAAATGCGCCGGTGTGCTGGCTGAGTTGGTCTGGTGGAACTCCAGCTTTTACGGCCTCAGTTACTTGTACCCAGTTGATCTCTTTCTTTGGATAGATTCCACAGATGATGTCTTTATCTGCTTGTATCATGCGGGGGATGTCTTGTGGATTAAATCCAATGTCAGCATCAATAAACATTAAATGAGTAGCATCAGACTTTATAAAATCATATGCCATGCTGTTTCTTGCACGAGTAATCAGTGACTCGTTCATCATAAATGAGTAGTACATCTGAATGCGGTTGGCGCCCATAACACCTACTGATTGCATAACTGCTGAAGCATATAGGCCAGTACACATGCCTCCGTACATAGGCGTAGCTACAAATAACTTAGCCAGCATCTGCGGTTGCTGTTGTTGCACAAACGGTGCAATTTTCTTATCATTTTTAAAGCTCATTTTGATTCCTTCTTTTGGTCAATATATTGTTTAAGTATACTTAATATGCCAGCCTCAACCAGTACGGCTAGTCCTTCTTTATCAAAATGAACTACTGCATCAGCAGATCCATCCTCATATTCTTTAGTAACTTCTAATTGGATTTCCATTAATGCTCCCTATGATAATAATGTGTTGGGTTATTTAACATTGATTGAATGGCTTGATCTACTGTATGGAACCAGGCTATATGCCAGCCGTCTTCCGTGTAGACCTTAAAGCTCACTTCTTTCTCCACGGAAGTTCTTCACCATAAGCTTTTTTCATAGCTTCGTTGCCCTCTCTAAACATGCTAAGTAATCTTTCGGGCGCTCTGTAATTAACCGTAGCCTCTCCTGTGCATCCGAAGGCAGGCAAACCTGATGCGGCAGCTTTATAGAACGGTCTGTCTGCGCCCCATTGACCGTAGAAACTATGTGCCACGTTAACCAAATAATCACGCCTAAAGCAATAGCAATTAGTATCAACAAAGTTGAGTAAATGATCGTAAAACGTCGGGTATCTACCGAGTGATTCGCAATCATCATCAAGAACATATTGTCCTCGTTCATCACATATTCTCCTCAAGCTATAGGCCCACATTAGGTCTTTAGATTTAATTTTATTAATCATGGTTTCCACATGATTTGGTTCGAACCAATTATCCTCATCTAAAAACAGGATGTAATCAGCGTTTACCATTAGTGGCATCGCCGCATAGACTCGGTGTCCATACCAACCGTTACCGCCTACGTTCTCAGGCAACACTATTGTTGTTGGAAAGTGTTCACCTTTTGCAATGTAGTTGTACTGTAATTCTGCGGTTCCCCCGTCTAAAACTAATAAATGCTCGGTTTCTATCGTTTGATTAGCAACACTTTCAATCGCTTGATTTACAGTAGATTTCCCAGTAGTTGGGGTGATTACCATTACCCGCATGTTCTTATGCACCTTTCCCCTGATTTTTGGTATACGCATCCACCCTTCATGACGTTGTCGCATGGCTCTACAGTTACCTCAGCTTTGCCACACCCAGCCAACAATAAAATCAATAATAAGTACTTAATCATATTGCGGTCACATTCTCACAAGATTTGCAGATACTGCATTTAGAAAACTTAGGCTCTTCATTCATTTCAATTAGATCTAGTAAGGGTTTACCCTGAAAGATCTCTTCATAAGTTTGAGTTAATAAATTGCCGATAATATGCTTAAGGTTGTAATCCATGCAGCAAAGCACAACATCACCATTAGGTAGCAGCACGTTTCGATCATAGAATGGGGTACTCCTACAAGTTAATGAGAAAGTATTCATTGGAGTAATGCTGATGGCTTGACCGGCTACTTGCTCAGTATCTAAACTATCTGCCCGTGTATGTCCTTGCCAGCCTGGAAGACGACCAATCATGGATTGAAGCTCTGGATGTACTAATCCTGAACTATCCATAGTCATTGCGCCCACGCCGCATGGAACATTCGTGTGTGACATTACCGCAGCAGCGTGTTGCCATTCCTCGCTATTCTTCCACCCTTTCATATTGCCATTGGCATCAGGAAGGTGAAGCATAATCACATCTACTTGGTTGGGGTGGTCTTCTAAGACCTTACAGACTCGCTCAGGATCCGTCATTCCATAAAGAGTACTGTATATGGCAATGTTAAATCCCATGAATAGAACGGTCTCTAACATCTCCGTACAGTGGGGGTTAGCCCAAGGCTCAGACATCCCTGAGAAATCAATCCTAGTGTCTTTTGGTAGCTTTGAAAGGACTGTTACCAAGTCTCTAGGTTGCATATACTTTTCACTATCGCCGTAGCTATCCCGAAGATTCTCTTGCGGGCAAAAGGTACACATCAATGGGCAGCCGATCATTGTCGTCAGCTCCATTACTGGGCCTTCAAAGTGTTTAATGCCGTACTTCTCTTTCATTTTTTTGCCTTTCCTACATAGCCATAAATTATAGATAAGGGATACCAACGTTTTACTTCCAAGATAAACCGTATTCCAAACAACTTAATTCTCATTTGTACATATCCTTTGGTAAAGGGCGGTCTGGTTTATCTAAGACATTAGGCATATCTAGTGGATGCGGAAACTCTGTGCAAAATCCTGTGGTTGGCGAGCGATCTTTGCGTAAGAAGGTTAGCTCAAATACCGTGGGCATTAGCAATCCATTAACATCAATGAATTGACAGTTATTGTTTGGATGGTTATGAACTACATAAAAGTCTTGTAATAGTTTTTCAAAGAAAGTTTGAACTACACCCCAAGCAAGAGGGTTGTTAAACCAGTTCTGTACATCGTGTATTTCAATTGCCATAATCCTAAAGTTACACAATACTTCCGATGGTGTGCTTAATATCGTTACGTATTCTGCACCCTCAATATCCATCTGAAGAATCAAGTCATCACCAGAATAGGCATTACTTAATACCCAATCCGATAGAGTCATGTAGCCCTCAGTATTGACTCCGTCTAAATACTTTTTTGTAAAGGATGCTACCTCTAATCCATTTGGCGGCCCATCTACTGATGCATCTGCAAGGTGAGACTTAATACCACGCTCAAGAAGATCTTTCTCAAAGCTGGCAGTTACATCAACGCCAGGCGAGAAACAGGCTGTAATGCCCTCTAAATCGTTTGGAATTAGATATCCGCCATCGTTGTTTCCGCCAATACGTACCAGCTCAAAGTTTGTTTTAACTGGATAAAGGGACACCAATAGATCGTTTAATTGATTCATTTATCTTGATTCTTTCTTAATGCCAATAAGATTTGTTTTAATAACTTCAGAACTTCCTCTTCAAACTGTGTCATTAAACTATGCTCCGCACAAAAGCAATTGCGTTATCAAGACTAGGCGCTTCCCAAAGGAGCGGTCTATTGTACATATCCTCATAGATCTCTTCGCTATCATCAATAGCTTGAATGGTTGTAAGAAACCAATCCATATCTTTAGTGTTCATGTAATTCAGATAAGCACCTTCATGGAAGTCGCAGTCAACCGACATGGTTCCGCTATAGATGGGTATAGTACAGCCCGCATAAGCGTCTAATAACTTCTCAGTTACATAGCCGTCATAGACTGAATTCTCAGGACATAGGCAGAACTTATAGTCCTTTAATACATCAAACTTAGATGAACGTAATGCACGGCCAAACATATTTCCATAGCCATGTACGGGTTTATACTTAGATATAGAGTTGTACAAGTTAACCCTAAGACCCTCTGGATTGCCAGCAATCATGGCGCAAAACTCCTTTTTGGATTCCCAATCAAGTCTGCGTGGCAAAGTTAATGGACCAATCTCAATAAGCGGTTCGTATCCATGATTGTGTGCATTTGCTTTGCGTGGGGCCTGAACAAAACCATCCCAAGCTAGCCGAGCGTACCAAAGTGGAAGACGCTGGTTTCTGCCACCATAAGAATCCCAATCAAAAGAAAGGGAATGATCGTAGCCTAAAAAATTTGGTCTAACATTTTCTCCAATGAATGCGAGTGTCTTTTTGGGATCAGTCTGAACATTTCCAAAAACAGAAGTAATAACAAGATCGGCACTATGAGGATCATTAGTATAAGTAATGTCCCCAAGACATGTACGAAAAAAGAAGGCAAAGAAGTCTCCATCAAACGCTCCCTCCCAAAAATTAACTACGCATAACTTTTTCATTTCTTTGCATCCTTGGTTAGCTTATGCTTAGCTATAACTGCCTCTAACTTACGAATGCATTCTTCTTGCGCACGGTTCTCGCTCATCAAGTGCGCTACTTCTGACTCTATTTCATCGCTGACTCTTGTAAGAGTATCTACTGCGCACCAGCAGGCACCGCTTTCTGCGTTATCTGTAATATTGGTAGCTACTAATTCCACTACCATTGCGGCGCTATGCACCTTGTAACCTAGTTCGCTAATCTTGTTAGCTCTCTCCCATATTGCATTCATTTGCTTCTCCTCTTGGTTTAAAAATGTAGAACAAATCGCCATTGTTCCGTTCGATAATTTTTCTTTGTTTATCTCTGTCGTCCACATAGTCTTTTAGGTAGTAAGTAATACTGTTATCAAGTTTAAAATATTCTTCTTTGCGCTTATTCATCTCTGCCTTTCATAAACAGATAGACTACATAGCAAACAAGGAATACCAACGCAGCAACAATTAGTTCAATCATCTTCTAATCTTTGTAATGTCATATTGCAGTCTCTGATTATTAAAGTAGCTAATTGCTTTACTTCTTTGGTGCAATCATCATCTGTCTTTACGTTACTACAGCCTTCTCTAATTTTTATAATGCCTTTTTTCAGCGCCTCTATTTCTAAAAACCATCTGTTAGCCATAGCCCGCACTTCTGCCAATTCAGAATCGCTAGTTCCATTACCAGCAAAGCCCATTCTCAACGCCTCTATTTCAGCTTGTTGTTGGCGTAGCATAGCAACTGCTTGTCTTGCAACAGGCTCGGTGGTTTCTAAACCACATTCTTGACACCAGCTATCGGTATCTAATGCGTCTTCCAATTTATCAGCTAGTTCATTTGCGTTCATATCAATGGGATGTCGGAATGTTTTCAATCTCACGCTCTGCAAGCATGGCATCAGCCAGCTCATAAGCCCTCTTGGCAGCTACCTCATCCCAGGTCTTACCGCTGGATAGATCAAACTTCCAATCACCGGAACACATGCCACTCATTACTTTAGCTGCGAAATAATCACGCAGTCTGCGCTGTCTATCTGTCATTTCTTATTCCTCTATAAATTGTTTGAGATCACTGGAACGTGATGGGTGTCTCAGTTTATGTAATGCTTTTGCTTCTATTTGACGTATACCTTGACTAGTCATATCCATCATATTGCCAACTTCAGATAATGTATGGGTCTCTGCGTCAATTCCAAAGCGTAATTGCAATACCTTTCTTTCTCTTGGAGTAAGGGTATCTAACTTTTCTGCAACTAATTTTTTTAAGTCATGTAAATGATCTTCATTGTTTTGCTCAACTTCAAATCCAATTAAATCAGATGCGTTCTTTCCAAGTACTGCATGTAACTGGTATTGATCAATTTTAGCCTCTGCGCTACTGACTTTTAAACGCATAGTTAATTGTTCGTTTGTCCACAGATCTGTTGGGCAGGCACCTAAAAATTCCATAACAGCTTGCGCTAACTTTGAAAATTCTCCATCGTTGTTTATTGGGCAGGCCCGCAGCCCAACTAACGCTGTAACTTGTGTCTCCGTTAACTCAGCAGCTCTAGCAAACTCTGCTTGAGATTTGTAGCCAGCATCCTCAATCGCTGACAGTAACAAGTTATTCCTAACCGTTACTTTCACTCGATACTCTTTCATATACCTCTCCTCTTTTTTTAAGACTATAATCACAGTTATGAATACAGTCAATACATCGTACCCACTTTAATGCAATTTATTTATAAGTGATTACCCTAAAGCTACCTTATCCTTGTTCTGTTAATTCCTACTGGCTAACATCGGGCAAGAGGCGCTATATTTCTAAGCGGGGCATGGCCTTTAAAGCTGCTGCAGCAGAGGCTTGTAATGGGATAACTGGATTTGGAAGTGATCCAGTAGAAGTATCAATTGTGTTGTATCCACGAGACAAAAGACTTTTGGATATAGATAATATTTGTAAATGTATTCTAGATTCGTTGCAGGGATATCTCTATGATGATGACCAACAGGTTTGGAAGCTGACCGTTGAGCGGGCTGAAAAGATTAAAGGTGGTGGCTGCGATGTAACCGTCAAGGAATATAGCAAGTATGGTTCTACTTTGACTGCCCGCATGGCCAGTCTTATACAAGACTTAACAGATTAGGTACGCTCTGCTCTTTCATGCGGCATGATGGCATGATTAATTTAAAAAGTTTCCCGAACGGGAATAATGTAAGAAAAAGTAGCGTATATTACACAAAAATTCCCGAACGGGGCATTTTGTAAGGTTTAGTAAATGATTCTTTAATAAGGCTTTCAGGTATTAAAGGACTCTTTAATAGGTCATTAAGCTGCCTACAACAAAGTAAATACACAGCCAATAACAAAGTAAATGTCTACAACTCTGTTGATATGTATACTTTTTGTCAATAAATATACATATAGGTATCAATATGTAAAGTTAATTGATACTTATAGGTATTAATTTAGGTTCCGTTTGGGAACCTAGGGTAAACCCTATAATCAACTGGTAATATTTCCAGTTCAATGTCTCAACAAGTCTCAAGACGTATCAATTGATGTATACTCGGGGCAATACCCTCCTCAGGTATAGCTCAGTGAATAATCCTCTTTCACTCGCGTTCGGGGACGTGATCATACCGTCCCCACTTTTTTCAGTTATAATTGTTGCATTGCAACATTATCTTAAGGAGATAACCATGTTTGATTTAGACAAGCAAGTTAAGGAAGTAACAGCTCAAGTTAAGAAGTACAATGATATGTGGATTAACTGGACTATCACAGTTCTAGAGCAGCTCAAGAAATAACGACGTAAGTCGCAGGGGTGAGAAGAAACTTCTTGCCCCTTTTTTATTTGTGTTATAGTTTCACTACAGATTGGACCTTGGCCGGTTCGATATGCTAGAATCACCAGCGAAACCTCATACACATGGGGTCTATACATAGTTTTCTTATGCTTAGTTGCTAGGTGATAAACATAAGCGAATGGCCAATATAGACTCCAGTTGTATGGGGTTTTTTCTTTTCTGTCTCTTAGGTTGGCGGCTCTAACGACATCGTGGCGGCCTAAGTGATAGCGTTACCAGTAGGGAGAGGTTGAAATAGCGCAAATGCCAGCGGCGAAGTTAGCACTGGTACCTCAAAAGGCTGACGGGTGCTGTGGCTCCGAAAGGCAACAGTTGAAGGGCGACCTAGGTAGGCTAGGTGCGTCCACCAAAAGGCAACATACCCACGTGTATCTAGATACATGTAATACATACGAGGAGATAGGAAGTGTCGTTACGAGAAATAATAAAAAAGCAAGCTGGGGTAATCCCCGATGCAGTTCAGCGCGGATCAGTGCAAACTAGTATCAGATGGAAAGAACGCGCAATGAACGCTCTTCGAGTCGCCAATAATCCAAAAGCAACGGATCATGAATTAAAACTTGCACTATCAGAACTAACGAGGAATTAATGAAACTATCACAAATCAAAGTGGATGCTGGCCTCCAGCTCCGCGCAAAACTTAATGAGCAAGCAATAGAGGATTACGCTCATGTCCTACGCGAGGGTGGCAAGATGCCGCCTGTTGTTTTATTCCATGACGGTACGACCTATCACCTGGCTGACGGTTGGCATCGTTACTTTGCCCATAAGAAAGCGGGCTTAGAGATTATCGATGCTGATGTACGCGAAGGTACACGCCGCGATGCAATTTACTTTGCACTATCCGCGAATTCTAAGAATGGTTTACACCGCTCTAACGAAGACAAAATCAAAGCAGTAATGACCATGCTGGACGACGTAGAGTGGAGCGAACAGTCTGATCGTGAGATTGCTATTGCTTGTGACGTATCACATCCATTTGTGGCCCGCCTACGCAGAGCAGCAGGCAAGCAGCCTGAGATGATTAATGTTAAGCGTGGTGACGTAGAATATAAGTTACCTAACGCAGCTATGAAAGAAAAATATGAGCCTGACATGCAGCCGGAGGAGGAAGACAAAATCATCGAGATGGCGACTGAAATGCAATCCATGGTTGAAGAGCTTGAAGCGTCCCAAAGAAGGCTTGCTGTGGCTGCGATGGAAGCTACGCCTGAAGAAAAGAAGCTTGCGTCAGTCAAACTGGAAGAGATGGCAACTGAGATCACGTCTCTCTCTGAGAATAATCGAGTACTCAGAGTCTCTCGTGATACGTTTCAGAACGAATGCGCAGAACTAAAGAAGCAAGCTATGTATGGTAAGCGCCGTTATGAGAAGGCAGAGAAAGAGATTACTTCATTACAAAAGGAAGTAGACTTTTGGAAAGATCGTGCTTTGACAGCAGAAGCACATTTAGCAATCGATAAAGCAGCATAGTTTTAACGGGGGAAAGCGGGAGTTCTACTCCTTCACGACGTTAGTACCCCACCCCGACCCCAGGCGGTTACCTGGATGAATAGGAGAGAAGATGTTAGAGCTGCGTCCGCATCAAACTGAAGTTGTTGAGAAGTTAAGAGAAGGATTTAAAGCTGGCCACAGATGCCAGTTGTTGTACGCTCCTACGGGATTTGGCAAGACCGAGGTAGCAATGGCAATCATGAAAGCGGTTACTGAGAAGTTTAAAAAAACCGCGATGATCTTAGATCGTATTGTCCTGGTAGATCAAACCAGCCGCAGACTATCCCGCTATGGTATTGAGCATGGCGTTATGCAATCACAGCATTGGCGCTTCCGTCCCGAAGAATCTATTCAGATCTGCTCAGCACAGACGTTAGAGAAGCGAGAAGCATTTCCTGATATTGATTTATTAATCATTGATGAGTGCCATGTCACACGCAAGGGCGTTGTAGACTTTATTAAAAGAAACCCACAGATTAGAGTATTGGGCCTGACCGCTACCCCATTTACTAAGGGGCTTGGTGATATCTATTCACATGTAGTGGGCGCGACACCTACTGGTGAGTTGATTGAAAAGGGCTGGCTTGTACCACTTAAAGTCTATGTGGCCAAAGAGATTGACATGACCGGCGCTAAGAAGATTGCCGGTGAGTGGGCGCAGAATGAGGTATCTGAGCGCGGTATCAAGATTGTTGGCGATGTAGTTGAAACCTGGCAACAGAAGACTCAAGAGATTTTTGGTAAGCCTGTTAAGACAATTGTGTTTTCTGCTGGCGTAGAGCATGGGCGCGAGCTAGCTAGTAAGTTTGCTGAGGCTGGGTATAACTTTGTTTCTATTTCTTATAAGGAAGATGATGAGTTTAAAAGACAAACGATCGAAAATTTCTCGAAGCCTGATACTGATATCCACGGTCTTATCGCCACTGATATTCTTACTAGGGGTTTTGACGTTACTGATGTTGTCATTGGTATATCGGCTCGCCCATTTAGTAAGTCATTTAGTTCTCACGTTCAGCAAATGGGGCGCATTATGCGCACGCATCCTGGGAAGGAATTCGGAGTCTGGCTAGATCACTCAGGAAACTTCTTAAGATTCCGTGATGATTGGGACAAAGTATTTTATGAGGGCGTTACAGAATTAAAGAGCGGCGGCGAGAAAGCTAAGAAAGAATTAACAGAAAAGAAAAAGAAAGAGTCTATTTGTCCTAAATGCAAGATCCTATGGACATTTCCAGGAGATACATGCGGAGGATGTGGTTTTGTAAAAGTAAGAACCAATGCAGTCACCAGTTTAAGCGGTGAGATGTTTGAGTTGGCCGCGACTAATCGACAGCTTATGGTTGATAACAGGCAGTTCTATTCTGAATTACTGTATTACAGCAAGCTTAAAAATTATAAGGATGGCTGGGCTTCGCATAAGTATAAAGAAAAGTATGGTGTATTCCCTAGGTCTATACCAAAAGAGATTCAACCCACTTCGCCAGCAACTTTGAAGTGGATTAAAAGCCGCATGATAGCGTATACAAAATCTAAAGCAAAGGTGACAGCATGAAAGAAAAAAAACTGATACAAAAAACAGACTACGATCAGTACGACATGACTCAACAAGAGGTGGCTGAGGTATTGGGCATGAGTAGAGCGCATGTTGGGTCAATTGAAACTAGGGCCAAGCAAAAGATTAAGGCTGCGTTAGAGAAGCGCGGATTTAAATTTAACGATTTAATTTGGAGATGATGAATGAGCTTTCAACAGTTTGCTGAAGCGCATGGCCTGATCATTGACCATATCTACATGGATAGATGGGTGCGTTGTGCTACTACCGACAAGCCTCATAAACGTAATGGCTCTTATATATTTGATGGCCGCCAAGGCGCGGTTAAGAATTGGGCTATGCATGAGAAGGCTATTCCGTATTTTGATAACGCGATAGCTATTCCGGCTAGGACTCGTGCTAAAGAGTTTGATGAGAAGATCATTAAGCGCCGCAAGAATGCAATAGCAAGAGCAGAAAAAATCCTTATGGAAATTACTAAAGGTACGCATCCTTACCTGGTTGCTAAAGGATTCCCTACTACTCAAGGACATCTATGGAATGGTCACTTAGTAATCCCTATGCGTATTGGTGATGAGTTAGCTGGCTGCCAGCTTATCTATCCTGATGGTACTAAACGATTCTTAACTGGACAAAGAACTAAGGGTGCATCGTTTTGCTTTGATAAAGGGGGGCCGGTCATCCTATGCGAAGGGTTTGCAACCGCTCTCTCGATTCGCCGCGTACTCAAGTTGGCAAAGAAACCGTACAAGCTGCATGTTTGCTTCTCTGCTGGCAATATTATGGAAGTAGCCAGGCAATTCCCGGAATGTTTTATCGTGGCAGACAATGATCCAGTAGGTATCAAGTGCGCAATTAAAACTGGCCAACCCTATTGGGTATCCCCAGTTGAGGGAGAAGACTTTAACGACTTTGAGCTAAGGGTTTCACCTGAAGAGGCGATTGAATCATTGAAGTGTTTCAGAAGGTGATTGTATGAATACGCTGTCGCGTACCAGGGTGACTGTATCGGAGGCAGATATATCCCCAATAATTTGATCAGCCAGCAATAATGACTGAACTGGGTAGCCGATAACCTCTACAGAGATCTCGACTTTCCCAGCAGCATTAGCTTTGTCCTTCAGATAGATTATTACTGCGTCCATAAACTAGCCTTATGCTTCG